TTTTCAGTGCATTGTGGAATTTTGCCTAAGCAAAACGGCATTTTTGCCTAAGCAAAATCTTGTAAGTGTCTGATTATCAGTGTCCGTTTCTTTCTGATTTTAGGGTAAAAATGGTGTTTGAAGGTTGTTTCTCGCGCGCCCGCGCGTGTGCGATCGCGCATAATGCGCACGCACGCGTATATATACTCTCTATATACTATAGTATTTATATAGATAGGGGGTGTGGGGGGAAGATGAAAAAAGGTGATACTTCATCAGTAGTACCACCTTCTGGATTATTTGTCGTCGAACATCCTTCCTTCTCCTGTGATCAGCCATCTTGCATTCACTCCATAGTCCAAAATCATGGGTTGTAACCAAGACAGCTGGAAGATGGATCTATCTAAATCCTTTTTTTGGGCGTTTAGATTGCGTCTGTCGATGTTATTGCGTCGGCAGTATGTATTTACCCCACGGATTTTTTTAAGCGCTATAAGCGCCTCTAATGCGCTGTAGAAGCGTGTCATGATTTCTTGGCTGCCTGGAGTGTTCATTGATACTCTGATTCTGTTTCCCGAAAAGAGATAATGCGTTTAATTCCCTTCGTTTTGCTTTTGATTATATTTTCGATTTCTCCGTTGGGTATTTCGACAAACAAGGCGCCTTCTTTTTCCAGCTCTTCGAGAAGAGATACCTTGGAGTCTGATATTGCGTCACGATATTTCAGTAATGTTGATATCCTTACTTTTTGATATTTGGTTGTTTTTTGAGGAGGGGTGTTTTTCTGGTTGTCCTCGTTTAGGGGGTAGTTTGATGGTTGATATGAATTTATGATTGAGTTTATGATCTCATCGTTTTTGGAGTCTCCAGGATTAAAAGTATGCCCACAATCTAAGCATGTAAGTTCAGTTTTATTGCTACCAATAGCACCAGCTATTAATCCTATGCCGTTGAAAAGGAGGTGTCCAACTATCCCTTTTGATATGCTATAGCCTCTTTTTCCAGCGTGTATATGTTTGCTTCCGCACTTTGGACAAATTGCCATGACGTTTGTTTTAGTATTGTGAATGACTAATGTTTGATAATCACTTAATTGACATGCAAAGTAGTACGCGATACATGCCGTAGATATCTTCGTACGCCACCTCGAATGGAGGGTAGTCTGGGTTGATTGATACGCACTTTACCTTTCCAGGGTCATCTGCTGGGAATACTCTCTTAATGACACTCCCATTGCACGTGTCAAGCACGTAGACCTTACCCCAATCGATGAATGCACGTTCGTTTATTTTCTTAATGAATATCTGAGATCCGGCAGGGTATTCCGGAGCCATGCTATCGCCTGCTACAGGCATTGCGAAGTCTGCCCCCCTTATCGGGGATACAACGCGTTCGCAATCGTTCTCTTTGACCGAGACAACAAAGTCGTTCAGGCTGCCTCCTTGTGCAGCTATGGGGAGTAGGGGAACTAGACTTATCTCATCTTCTGACTTCTCGCCATCTGCCTTGACCTCTTCTGTGCTATTGTCCCTTAGCATTTCTCCCTCGCCGGTGAGAAGCCAAGGCATACTCAACATTGGGAAGGTATTAGATATTATATCTAGTTTTTTTTGGGACGGACATTCTCTGAGCTTGTCAATATAGCCATTTGAAAACCCGACAATCTTCTCGAACCTTGATTTTGTGATTCCAATAGCGTCAATAAATACCAAGATTCTGTCTCTTACATTATTCATAACTGTTTAATAATCAATCATAAAACACATTTTAACCACAAATGTATCTATCATCTCATTGTCATATTAGATAATCTATCTATCTTTGCCGTTGTAATTAGTTACGCTCACTAATGTAGTGGCAATCAATCACGATTGTGAGTAGCAAATATAATAATAAAAACGAGATGAATAAGTACAGTTTTAAGCTCGGGTACGAGCAATTACGTAGGAAGGACGTGAAAGAGGTGAGAGAGCGCATCATGTCAGCCTTGGGTATAGCTACCCGGGAGGGTTTCTATCCACGCTTACGTGGAGAAATAGAACCACGTGTCTCTGAGGCTAAAGCCATAGAGGAAATTTTCGCTGAGTATGGGATTAAAAAAGTTTGGGGGGATCCAGAATGAAAGAGATGCAACAATGGAAAAAGTGGGCCATCTATTTGGTGTCATTTGTCGCTGAGATTTTGGGGCTGCTTGCAATTATGGGGACGTGTGAAGATTCAGATGTCTTAGAGCTATTAGTAATCAAGGGCGTTGGCATTCTGCTCTTGTTCTTAGGGCTTCGGATTTTTTCATGGCTTGAAGAGAGAGGTTGTTTGCCTAAGGCTGTTGAGCGGTGGATAGCAGGAGATCCTCAGGACCTTGATGAGGAAGAGAAGGATCTATAACAGCACTCATGAAGTAGAGTTGTCGCTAATTGGCTAGAGTTCATGATCACTTTGGATTTGTACGAGCTTAAGAATCTTTGTTCCGAGATGGCGGAGCTTGGTGCTGCTAACTATATCAAGCAGACTAAGCCGGCTGTAGATCTCATATCTCAGAGGGAGGCTTATAGGCTATTCCAGGAGGGCAGAGTGAAGCGTTGGGTGCAGAAAGGGGTTGTGTCCGGTTCTCGGTGTGGTAGTTCTACTCGCTCTAAAGTGCTCTACTCTATGGCAGAGCTCATGGCTGCCGATAAATCAGAGAAAATCAATTCAATAATCAATAGATAGTATGAGAACAGTGAAATTAAAGCGCTTATCCCTAGAGAATTTCAAGGGGCTGGCAAGTTTTTACGTCGAATTCTCCGATCAGGAAACTGTGGTATATGGAGAGAATGGGACGGGAAAGACTACGTTGGTTGATGCCATTACTTGGCTTCTTTTTGGCAAGGATAGTACAGGTCGTTCAGACAGCAATTTTAATATTAAGACGCTGGATAATAAGACAGGTAAGCCTATTCTTCACCTGAACCACTCTGTTACCGGAGTCTTCAGTGTTGATGGTGCCGAAGTCAAGCTACAGCGGTGCTATGTTGAGAGCTGGGTTAAGACTAGAGGAACGACTGAGGAGGTTTTGCAAAACCACAAGACGGAGTTCTATGTCAATGATGTAAAGCTGAGCACGAAGAAGGAGTATGATACAGAAGTGGATGCTATCATACCGGAAGATCTTTTCAAGATGGTGACTAATCCGTTCTACTTCACTTCGTTGAAGCCGGAAGTTCAGAAAGAGATGCTATTGGATATGGCAGGAGGTGTAACTGATGATGAGGTAGCCCAGCTTAAACCTGAGTACTTGGAGCTCATTGCTCAGCTTTCGGGGCGATCGCTGGCTCAGTACGCTAAGGAGGTAGCAGCAAAAAAAAGAGCTTGCAAGGACGAGCTTGCGGTTATTCCAAGCCAGATAGATACTGCAAATCGATTGAAGCCCGAATCAGAAGATTGGGGTATTCTGGAGTCCGATTTGGAGGATAAGAAAAAGCGGGTGGCTGAGATTGATAGTCAGATCGCAGACAAATCGAAGCTAAATGAACAGGAGTATAACAGGAGGGCTGACATTCAGAGGAAAATCGGAGAAAAGAAAATCGCGATTGCGAATAGAGAAAACGCAATTAGGACTGAGTCTAACAATGGAGTGCGTGAGGTTGAGGTAAGGATCCTAGACCTGGAGTATAAGCTGAAAGGGCAAGAGTCCGACTTACAACGTAAGAAATCTTCTGTAAGCTCTATAGATGCTACTATAGCAAGTCTAGATAATGACCTAGACGCTTTGCGTGGCAAGTATCGTGCAATTAGTGAAGAGCAAATACAATATCCAGAGGGGGCTTTTGTTTGCCCGACCTGTAAGCGGTCTCTAGAAGTTGAGGATATAGAGAAAAAGCAGAGAGAGCTACAGGCTAATTTCAATCAGTCCAAGGCTGAGAGGCTCCGCAAGAATAAAGAGCAGGGGACAGCTAAGGTTAAGCAGAAGGAAGAGCAGGCTATTCTGCGAGAGAATGCTCTTGCTGAGATAGATACTCTAGAGGAGCAGATTTTAGTAACAAGGGGGCTGATTGATCAAGAGCGTGCCAACAAGCCAGATGCTGTTGATGTTAATAGACTGATCGCCAGCGATCAGGAGATTATAGATCTCCGTAATGAGGTTACAGAGTTGGAAAATCAGCTTACTGTTGATGTTAAGACCGTAGACACAACAGACCTACAGAAGGCTAAGTCGGAACTTAATTGCAATATCCAGGAGCTTTACAAGCGCCTAGCAAAACGTGATCAGATAGAACGAGCAGAGCGTGAGCTAGCAGACTTGGAAGAGAAGCGGATTCAGAACAACCAGAGACTGGCAGACCTAGAGAAGTGGGAGTATACAGCCCTTTCTTTTCAGAAGGACAAGGATGCTAAACTAATAGAGCGTATCAATGGTATGTTTAGTCTTGTCTCTTTCTCTTTTGTTGATGAGCAGCTGAATGGGGGTGAGAAGCTAACCTGTGTCTGCACAGTGAACGGAGTTCCATATCCCGACGTAAATGCCGCAGGGAAATTGAATGCCGGACTTGATATTATCAATGCGATTTGTCGCGCAAAGGGGATTAGTGCTCCTATTGTGATAGACAATAGGGAGAGTGTGAATGAGATTATAGATGTAATCTCTCAAGTCATAAATCTAGTCGTAAGTAAACACAAGGTCCTAACAATTAAATAACATAGCTATGACAGAACAAGCAACACCGGTGGCAGCTACTGCAACCAACAACAAAATGAGCCAGTCGGTAAAGACTCCAAAGGCTATCGACGTATTGAAAAATATGCTGAATGCCGACAGCGTACAGGCTCAATTCAAGAATGCTCTTGGTCAGAACTCTGGCACCTTTGTAGCCTCAGTTATTGACCTCTACAACGGAGACAAGAATCTACAGCTGTGTGATCCTAAATTGGTAGTTATGGAGGCTCTGAAAGCAGCTGTATTACACTTGCCAATCAACAAGGCCTTGGGGTATGCTTATATCATTCCCTTCAACAATAGCAAGAAGGTGAAGTACACCGATGAGAAAGGGGTTGAGAGAGAGCGCTGGGAGAAGGAGATGGTGCCTACTTTCCAGATGGGATACAAAGGATTCATTCAGTTAGCAATGCGAACAGGTCAGTATCGCACACTCAATGCAGATGCTGTGTATGAGGGCGAACTGAGAAAGGTAAACAAGCTTACCGGAGAGATCGCTTTCGATGGAGAGCGAACTTCGGACAAGGTTGTTGGCTACTTCTGCTATTTCGAGCTTTTGAATGGATTTAGCAAGACAATGTACATGACGGTTGAGCAGATGGCAGCGCATGCTAAGCGCTATTCTAAGGGATTAAAAAAAGACGTCACTACTGAGGCTCTTGTCAATCTGGCAGCTCTCCGATTCTCTGATAACAATGCTGTCGGCTGGCTTGGTAATTTTCACGGAATGGCAGTGAAGACTGTTATTCGCAACCTATTAAGCAAATACGGCTACCTGTCTATTGAGATGCAGAATGCCATATCTAATGATTACGAAGGAGAGATTAATACAACAGAAGATCAGAATCATGTTCTTGTTGATGCTGAGGCTGTCGCATATGAAGATGTTACAGGACAGATTTCTGCTCCTACGGAATCGCAAAATATAGATCCTGGGTACTAATGTAAGACTGGAATAACCCTCCCCGAGCTCGGGGAGGGCATTCTAATAACGAAAAGGCTATGAACGGAGTGCAGATTTTCAATTACAATGGGGCGAGTATCACCTTCAACAATGGTGATCGCATTATGGTCAATGCGACAGAGATGGCGAAAGCTTTCGGGAAAAGGCCAGTAGACTGGTTGCAAAACCAGCAATCTCAAGACTATATCAATGCTCTTTCCGAAGTGAGAAAAAGCACTTCGGCTGATTTAGTGAGAGTTATAAAGGGAGGCGACCCAAATGCACAAGGGACTTGGATGCACGAGGACGTAGCCATAGAGTTTGCAAGGTGGTTATCCCCTGCATTCGCCATCTGGTGTAACGATAGGATAAAGGAGCTGATGACAAAGGGATCTACCAGCCTGCATATCCCCAAGACACTGTCGGAAGCACTCAGATTGGCAGCAGACCAGGCGGAGCAACTAGAGGCGCAAAAAAGACAATTGGAACTACAAGCTCCAGCAGTCACATTCACACAAGCAGTGCAAGGGAGCAACCGTAGTTGTTTGGTCGGAGAGCTCGCCAAGATGATATGCCAAAACGGATATGATATAGGAGAGAAGCGTCTATTTGAATGGTTGAGGAGTAATGGCTATTTAGGGAAGAGTGGAGAGCGTAGGAATATTCCGAACCAGCAGTATATAGAGCAAGGGCTATTTGAGATTAAAAGAGGAGTACGAAGTGGTAGCAATGGAGTAATGCATACTACGGTAACGCCTAAAGTTACAGGCAAAGGGCAAGTATACTTCATTAATAAGTTCCTGCAAGGAATTGAGAAGCCGGCATTGTTATGAGTGTGAGTCTAAAAGTGCTAGGCTCTGGCAGTTCTGGCAACTGTTACGTTCTTGATTGCGAGAACGAGGCTTTGATATTAGAGGCTGGAGTGAGCTTTCAGAAGGTGAAAAAGGCTCTTGATTTCAACCTCCGGAAGGTGGTTGGGTGTGTAGTGACACACGAGCATGGAGATCATGCTAAATACATCAAATCAATGGTGGATTCTGGCTTCTATACGTTGGCTCTTCCTGAGGTTTGGGCTGCAAAAGGGATAGAAAGTACACGATCTATCTCCCTAGAGCTTGGGAGGGGATACAAATTTGGAAACTTCAAGGTCCTCCCGTTCGGTGCTTGTCATGATGTTCCATGTGTGGGCTATCTGATAGATCACCCACAGAGTGGCAAGATAATGTTTCTCACAGATAGCTGTTCTTGTGATTATCGCTTCAAGGACTTGAGTCACATTCTTATCGAGTGCAATTATTCACACAAGAAGTTATCGGAGGCGATCAGTGCCGGTCGTACAATGCCACAGCAAAGGGAGCGACTGATGCGTTCGCACATGGAATTGAGCACTTGTAAGGAGGTGCTTGCTACTACCGATCTAGCAAAGGTGGGGAATATCGTACTGATCCATATGTCGGACAACAATGCTGATGAGGAGCATTTTGTCTCTGAGGTTGAGAAAGCAACTGGACGGATTGTATATGCCGCCAGACCTGGTCTAACAATCAGCTTGGATAGAATTTGACAAAGTGGCAAAGGTCCTGATAGAGAAAGGGCGAGGATTGTTCGATCTGAAGCCTCTGTATGATTGGTTCCGTCAGACATGTGATGGGATCTACAGAGTAGAGATAAAGAAGGTTCGCAAGCCAAGATCAAATGATCAGAATGGGTGGCTGTGGGGATGTATCTATCCTATGCTTTTGGATGCTCTTATAGATGCCGGTTGGGAGTTCGCCAGTGTAGAACAAGTGCATGAGTTTTTCAAGTCTCAAATGACGGCTGACAAGGTAATCAATAAGCATACGGGAGAGGTTGTAGAGTTCCCTGGATCAACGGCAGCAATGGACACGGTGGTGTTTTCTACTTACTGCGAGAAGCTAAGAGAGTATGCTATGGAGTATTTAGGGGTCGATATACCAGACCCGGATAAGTATTGGAAACAACAAAATGAAATTGATAGCAAATAACCTCGTATCGGAGCTTATACGATTGATCCCTATACTCATAGATTGTATTCCTCCAGATCAGAGCACAAGAATTCAGAATGCAATCCGCATTACACGGAATATTATTAAACAGCTAAATGAATTAAGAGATATAGAATAACAATCTCAATCCAGAATATGGCCAATAAAACAACAAAAATAATGATGCCTTTCAATGTCGGGGACTGGTTAAGCCTGGAGGTGAGACGTCTCCCTCTGGATGTAAGGGGGCTCTATGTTGATTTGTTATGCTATATGTGGGAGAGTGTGGAGCGTGGTGTTATGATGGATGCTAAAGGTCAGCCATACTCTAGACGAGGGATTGTGCAACTAGTAGGAGTAGATATGTCTGGCACAGATGCATGGCTTGATGTCCTTATTGACAATGGGCTTTGCTCTGTAAGAGCGTCAGATGGGGCTTACTGCTGCAATAAGATGCTAAGAGAGGAGGATATAAGAGTCAAAAGGCGTGAAGCCGGAAAAAAGGGAGGAGAGGTTACGAAAGCTAAGATGTTCTCTGTCTCTCATAAGGTTGAGGAGAAGGAAAATCTTGAGGATAAAGTCCAGGCTCCATCCTGCGAGGATCCAGTTCTGGAGAAAGAACCACAAGAGCAGAATGGCTTATTTCAGGCTGATGATGTGCCAACAGAGTCTCCTCCTCCTCTAACTCCGGAACAGAAAGCGAAGATTGAGAAAGCTAAGAAGTACAAATACGCCGAATTTGTAACTCTTACTAGGGACGAATACACAAAGCTATGTGTTGAGTATGGAGAGGAGCCAGCATTAGAAATGATCGAAATCCTCAATAATTACAAGGGTAGTAGAGGGCGAAGATATAAGTCTGACTACTTGGCGATCAGGGGATGGGTAAAGGATAAGTATTACGAAAATCTACAGAAATATGGGAACAAAGTCAATGAAAGAGCTGCTGAATGTGTTACAACGGCAGCTGGATCAAGTTACCAAGACACGCTTTAGCTTGTCTGATGTTGATCCACAAGAAATGGTAAGCATGTTATCAGCGTGCTATAATGCAGAGGTGGTTAAGAGACGTGTGCAAATGCTTAACGACAGTGTGACGAGCGAAAGGATTGCGAAGGTTGCAAAATGGCTCTCTGGCAATAATAAAACAGGATTGCTCCTGTATGGAGAGACTTGTGGTACCGGTAAGACAGTTATGGGTAATGCGATCTGCTCCCTCGTTAACTACATGTTTGATAGCCCTTATAGTAACGAGAGAAAGTATGTGTACAGAACCTCTGCGATTAACCTAGTAAAGGTGTATAGTAATAATCAAGATCTGTACAATAGGATAGTATCTCAAGAGCTCCTATTCATTGATGACCTGGGTGCGGAGCCTGCGAATATAAAAATATATGGTAACGAGTTTTCCCCCGTCACGGAGCTGCTCTATAATCGCTATGACAGACAGTGCTGGACAATTGTAACCTCTAATCTATCTGATGAGCATATACGCGAGAGGTACGGAGCTAGAATAGACGATAGGATCAGAGAGATGTTCGACAAGATATACTTCCAAGGCAAAAGTTATAGAAAATGAAAGCAAGAATTAAAGAGACTGGCGAGGTGCTTATCGTAGAAGAGGTAAGTGATAAGCATGTATACGTGAAGATGCCGTGTAGTATCGGCATGTCCGTTGCATTGCGCAAGGAGGAGGTGGAGATACTGCAGGATGGTTGCAATGTGATCGATTGGGAGCAAAGACGCTATGAGATAGCGAGGGATTTGTTCTCAGCGCAAACATCAGATCCTGAGACTGTAGAAAGCAACACAAAACAAGTACTTGCAAATTGCTGTGTGAAATATGCCGATGCTCTAATTGAGCGACTGAAAAGGGTGATGTGAAAATGCAACAAAGCAAACAACATGATTAGAGCAACAACGGTAGGGAAATTGCTAGAAGACGCCTATATGGTAGAAGACGCCTGCTGCCGAAAGCACGTCTATTTACGTCTCAATATTGATGACGTGTTAAGAGACTCGCTGGGATTTTCGGGAGACAAGCGGGAGATTGAGGTTATCTTGAGCGGTTCGAAGCTGAGCACCTATCTCAAGATAAAGGAGGGTATGATGGTGCTCGTGCACGGCGTCCTGAGGGCGAGTTCGTACCTAGGCAAAGACGGCTTCCCGCGTGCAAGAATCACCATATGGGCTGACTACGTCGAGCTCCTAGATGGTGATGACGTGCTGAGAGAAGAGCTTACTAATAACCAAATAGAGATAATGAGATGAACATCCTAACGGCAAGAATCAAGGCGACAGGAGAAGTCGTCGAAGTAGAAAGGTATGCGAAGGAGCAGGGACTTGTGTTTTTCAGACCTCCTGGCGTGCAACGCTGCTTATCCACGATAGCCCTCTCCCAGGTGGAGCTGATATTGGACGGCTATAACTCGTCCGAGAAAGATTGGGGAAAGATGTGCTCAGAGATTGCAAGAGCCATCTTCCTGCAAACCCTGCAAGGGTGCGGAATGTCGAAACAGAGCGCGGATGCACTTGCCGAAAGTGCTGTGTATACGTCGGCTCGATTCGTCCGAATACTGAGAGGCGCAGTTGCCAAGTTCGAAGAGCTGAAAGGAGGCATTGAAAGGTCAGAGCCTAATCGAGCCGACTCTTGTGATGAGTATGCTGTGCTTATGAGCGCATTTGAATCTATAATTAATATTTGCAATAATATGGATGAACATAACCGAGAAAATCTAACAGCAACAATTAAATGCCATTGTAATGATGCGATAGAGTATTACCACAAATGGGTAGATAAAAAAGGGAGCTATGAAAAAGAGAATAACAATTGAAGTAGAAGTGTCGGGTCACGAGGAATACACAGATCAGCAGATAAATGACTTTTTGGAATCTGAGTTCGCAGGAACTGACCTAAGCGAGTGTGAGGACGTCTTTCTTGATGATGTGGAAATAAGCTACAACGTGACAAGGTGCGAAGTGGAAGATGTATAAAATCAAAGACGAGAATAAGCTATGAGAGAAATAAAGTTTAGGGGAAAGAGTGAAAGAGCTAAGAAATGGATATATGGAAGTCTAAAGACGCCGACAAAACACGATGTTTCGTGCCAGATATGGGATAAAGAGTTTTTATTAAACGATGTGCAACCATCCACAATCGGTCAATACACGGGTCTAAAAGACAAGAACGGAAAGGAAGTTTACGAGGGCGATATAGTTTCTTCTGGAGCTACAACAGGGGTTGTTATGTATGATTGCGAGCAGGCTGGATTTGTTGTTCAAAAAGAAAAAACTATTGAACTTCGGTTCTATTCATTGCTTGGTATCGAAGTGATCGGCAACATCCACGAGAACCCCGAATTGATAAAACAATGATATGAATATAGATGAGATAAAAAGAAAGTTTGAGTTGCTAAAACAAGTGAACTCTTCAAAACTATGCCTTATTTCCGAACTGGCAAAAGAGTTGAAAGTAAGTAAAACGGATTTGATGCAATTTGTGATTGACAATCCTAAACTATTCCACACGGAAACCAAATATTCTTATAAGACAGAGAGTTATGTTGCTACAATAGCTGGTCATAGATTTAGAGATAATAGGAAGGTTGCAAATAAAAACTTAGGTCTTGGAATTGCTAATGTGTTCCTCCATCCAGAAGATAATTTTAGAACTGAAGAGTGGCTGCAAAAACAAATTGATGATAAAGCAAAGTATATACATATTTCTGAATTTGATAACTACGGAAGAATAGAAGGATACTACATTAAAGTTGATAAGGAGAGTGACTCAAAATATAGAGAGCATCTTTGGAGAAATACAGAGGCTAAACTAAAAGAGCTTAAAGGCTTAGGTATTGTATCTTACGGAGTATTCTATTTTGGTGGATTTGGAGATTGTTCTAAACATCCCTTTGACTACACTATAACACCTTCTGGATTAAATAGATTAAAAGAAAAAGGTTGGGCTTTTAATAAACTAAAACCAATTGGCTAAATAAACAATGCAAAAGATGATGCTTAACGACCGATTCTGTCTCACTGAGGCGGCACTAGGCGGACTAAAGACGCAGACAAGGCGAATTGAAAAGGGTCTAGAGCTACTCTCTGAGAGTAACCATAAGTTCGACGGCGAAAAGATAGTGTTAGACTTCGAGGCGTCTGATGAGCCAATAATCATAAGACCGAGGTACAAGGTAGGCGAAAGCGTAGCTGTTGCGCAGAGCTATGATAGCGCAGGAATAAGCCCAACACACAAGATATACAACGATAAAAATGGACAATACGAAAACGCTTGCGACACGGCTGGATGGACTAACAAGATGTTCGTGAAACCTAACCTAATGCCTCACCAAGTGAGAATTACAAATGTGCGATTGGAACGCTTGCAAGATATAAGCGATGAAGATTGTATCAAGGAGGGTATTATCAAGTTCGGAGATAGGTTTGATGGGAACTTCGGTTTTTACGAGAACAAAAGGGGAAAATTCCCTCACTTGTTTGGATCTGAAAGTTCTGCATTCGCGTGTCTTATAGACCGAGTAAGCGGTAAAGGAACTTGGTATAAAAACCCCTATGTTTTTGCTTACGAGTTTATGTTGGATAGATGATATGAGGGATATTCAGTTATTTAACGACCATTTCCAGAATTTCAAGCAGTATGGGATTCCAAAGGCGCAGCTGATTATCGCCGACATTCCATACAATATTGGGAAAGACGCCTATGGATCGAATCCCGAGTGGTATGTTGGTGGAGACATAGCAAACGGAGAGGATAAGAGCAAGGCTGGTAAGTCGTTCTTTGACACGGATAACGACTTTAGAGTTTCAGAGTTTTTGCATTTTACCTCTCAGATGCTCATAAAGGAGCCAAAGGCGAAAGGGGAAAAAAGCAAATCGCCGTGCATGATTGTTTTTTGTGAATTTGAGCAGCAATTCGAGCTGATTCAAAAGGCTCCGAAATACGGATTCAAGAACTACATCAACCTAGTATTCCGAAAGAACTTCTCCCCTCAAGTTCTAAAGGCTAATATGCGAGTAGTCGGCAATTGTGAATACGGACTGATTCTATACAGAGATAGGTTGCCGAAGTTCAATAATGATGGGAGTATGGTTTTCAATTGTATTGAGTGGGGACGGAGCGGCGATGCGCCAAAGGTACACCCGACACAAAAGCCGGTGAAACTTCTTGAGTACTTGATAGGCATCTTCACCGACGAGGGGGATGTCGTAATAGACCCATGTGCAGGCAGCGGTACAACCCTATTAGCGGCTGGCAACAGAAAGCGCAAGGCATACGGGTTCGAAATCAAGAAAGAATACTGCCGAGCAGCCGAGGAAAAGATATTATCGAACATTCAAACTGGGCTTTTTTGATGGGAGTTAGAGGAACAAGAAATGGCATGAAGAAAGAGATTTCGTGCACAATCGAGAAGGAGAAAGCTAATGCTTGTAGTGAACACAGGAGGCTGTGTATCAAGGCGGGAAAGTGGCTCAAGAATAATAAAGATAGATCGGCTCCACGAAGCTCATACGTAGTTGTAGAGCCTGTGGCAGCGGCAGAAGAGATTCCTGATGTTTTAGGATGGAGCTATTGTACTTGTATTGTAATTGAGGTGAAGACCTCTCGCTCCGACTTTCTCGCCGACAAGAAGAAGCTATCTCGCAAAATCCCAAGTAAGGGCTTAGGCGAGTATCGGTACTATTGCTGCCCCGAAGGGCTAATCAAGGAACGAGAGCTCCCTAAAGACTGGGGGCTTATATACGAGGTTGATGGGCGTCTCAAGGTCATCCGAAAAGCTGAGAGGCAAGAAGCGTGCATCAGCGAGCGTGCTATCGTATCCTCAATCCTAAGGCATGAGGGGATAATTTGATTATAGAGTTAGGAATGAATAGGATAGATAGTACAAAAAAGATTCTGGACGCCTGCTGTGGAGGTAAGATGTTCTATTTCGACAAGAATGATCCGAGAGTATTGTTTCAGGATATTCGCACGTTAGAAACAGAGCTTTGTGATGGTAGGAAGTTTTCTGTTTGCCCTGATGTGTTGGCCGACTTTACGAATATGCCATATAAGGATGGGTCTTTCTCTCTCGTTGTCTTTGATCCTCCACACTTGAAGTACACAGGGAGCAAGAAAGAGCTGAAGGGGTGGCAAATGACAAAGTATGGGCATCTTGGTAAGGACTGGAAGGATACTATACGGAAGGGTTTTTCTGAGTGTTTCAGAGTGCTGAGGGGTGGAGGATTCTTGATATTCAAGTGGAACGAGACGGATATTCCTCTTTCTGACATTTTGGAGCTTACGGATGAGAAACCAATACTCGGGCATAAGAGTGGTAAGCGCAGCAATACGCATTGGGTTCTATTCGTGAAAGGGTAAAAGATTGTTCAAAACAGGGTAAGGAAATGGATATACGAGATATACATATAGGTGACGAGGTTGTGTTTACATGTAAGTGTCAGGATTTAGAGACTGCACGGGGAAAAGCTGTAAAAGGATTCAATCAGATGATGGAAGAAATAATCAAGAAAATAACGAAGTAAGAAGTTTAGGAATATGTGGTATCAAGTAAAGGCACGCTTAGATAGAGTGCAAGAAAACGGAACAAAGAAAAAGGTGTCAGAGCTCTATTTGGTTCAGGCTTTGACCTTTGGGATAGCAGAAAGAGTCGTGCAGAGCGAACTTGCTCAATATTCATCAGAAGAGATAGATATTGTCGCAATAGCGCGCAAGAATTATTCAGAGATCATTACGGACAAATTCGGAATGGCAAGTAAGATCGATGGAGATGCACGTAAGCTGTTGGGACAAAAGAATGCTTCTACAGAAGCGGACAAGTGGTTCAAGTGCAAGTTGAACTTCATCACCCTTGATGAAAGAAGCGGCAAGGAGAAGAAGGTTGCACAATTCTTCTTGGTAAATGCGAATACAGCGATGACAGCACACGAGCTTGTGGACAACTTTATGCAAAGTTCTGTGTCTGATTATGAGGTCGAACAGGTTGATGAAACGAAGATTTTGGATGTCATCACGAGCGACCTTGTTCCTGAAAGAGGGTCCTTAGATTAAGTGAAGATTATGAATTACAATAAGATGATTCAATGGGTAGGTACCCATCATGTCGGGGTGTCGTCAAGAACCATGTGGTGTGCTTTAATGGGAATAGCCAAAGATGGTACTGAGTCTCACAGTGGGTTTGATGTGCCAGGCGATGCCAGTGACTTCTCGAGATGCTATGACCTTGTTAAGTTTTGTGAGGTCGGGAAAGATGAGCTGCAAATGGTGGTTGATGCGTTTCCGTTCTACAAACCTATTATCGAAGAATGGGACAACCTTACTTCTGCATATGATCAAGAAGACTATAGACGTGTTTTTGACATCATTCACAGCCGGTACGATGAAGTAATGGAGCTGAAGGGCTATACCAAGAAAGGACAAGGATATTGGGTAAGACAATAAAAGCACAAGAAAATGAAGCTACTGTTTTTTGACCTCGAAACTACGGGGACATTGGTGAATAGACATGGTATTCACCAGATAAGCGGGATGGTTGTGATAGATGGGAATGTAATGGAGACATTTAATTTCCATGTACAGCCTAATCCAAAAGCCGACATACTAAAAGAGGCTCTTGATGTAGCTGGAGTTACAGAGGAGCAGGTAAGGGCTTATCCTCCCATGTTGGATGTTTACCGCGAATTCACGGCAATGTTGGATAAGTACGTAAGCAAGTATGACAAAAGGGACAAGTTTTTCCTTGTCGGGTATAATAATGCGAGCTTTGACAATCAGTTTCTGAGAGCGTGGTTTATCCAGAATGGAGATAAATATTTTGGGTCATACTTCTGGAGCAATAGCATTGATGTAATGGTCTTGGCTTCCTCTTGCTTAGCCTCTAAGCGAGCCGAAATGGAGAGCTTCAAGCAGGGGTGGTAGCTAAGGCTTTGGGTATTCCGGTTGATGACTCAAGATTGCATGATGCCCTCTACGACATTGAAGTCTGTAAGGCTATTTATGATACAATTTCACCCTATCAGATACAACTATGACAAAGAAGTTTGAGCCTATGCCAGATGAGCTACTGGCGTTACAGGACGAGTATATATCGATCGATTCTGAGATGTCCCGCTTAGAAGAGCGAAAGAAGCAGCTCCAGGATAGAATGCTTGTGCTTATGCAAGCGAACGACCTCAAGAAGGCGGAGAATGGGAGGATGCGAATATCTTACATCGCGCCATCTAAGCGAAAGAATTTCGATAAGACAAAATTCCAAGAGGAGCACGGAGATCTATACGAAAAATACATGACGGATGTAGAAACAAAAGCCTCTATAAGAGTATCAATCAAACATCAAGAATAATATGAATACTAACGAACAGAAGAGATCAAGAGTTATTTACCCGGAGTACTGGGCAAAGAGAAAGGGGCGGCTTAATCCGGAGTTGATTAAAGAGTTGGAGGAGACGGCTGCAAGAGAGCCAAGTGTTGCGGACGATTATGGAGAGTACAAACCCGGGACATTCTTATACAGAGATGTGGTTGTCACGGTTAAGAATGAGTCCCAATCAGGGTGGAGTGTTCATATTTTTGGGGAGCACTCTATAGGATTGCCTCTTATTAAGGAGGTGCGTTACAAATACGTTCCGGATCATGTGCTTATGGTCCAGATTCTTGGGTCTAGAGAGGATGATCAGATTAAGGGAGTTCTATTGCATGAGATCCCTTCAGGGAGAGAAGAGGAATGATCTACATAGGTATTGATACCGGAGTGAATACAGGGATCGCTGTTTGGGATAGCCGAACGCGATCTCTAGTATGTGTTTCTAGCACTGAGATTCACAAGGCGATGGAGGAGGTCAAGCGATGGAAGGCTCTTGCTGAAGAGTCTGGTACAACGCTTGTTGTGAGGGTTGAAGATCCAAGGCAACGCACCTGGTTTGGAACCGAAAGGATGAGTAGGGATGAGGAGCGAAAGCGACTACAAGGCGTTGGTTCTGTGAAGCGTGATGCCTCTATTTGGGATGGATTCCTGAAAGATTTGGGGGTGGAGTATGAGATGGTGGCACCGAGGAATAATATGACTAAGATTACTCATGATGGGTTTGTTTCCATTACTGGGTGGAGAAAGCGTACAAATGAGCATGGTAGGGATGCTGCTATGCTTGTCTTTGGATATTGATTTTATATGAAATGTGTGTATGGAGTACGCATTTTTTGTATCTTTGTATTGTAACTAACTGGCTGTTTAATATGGTTTTTGTTGCGATTTTTCTTCTGATTGTTTTTCTCCTCTTTTGGATATTTGGGGGGCGAGAATTAATTGGTGAGCGTCTTGTAAAAGTCTTGCCTCGAGACGCGCTAAAGGTTGGGGACAAGATGGACGTCTTCATGGACGGCAAACTCAATCGGACAGCGACGATAACAGGCGTTACACAGGAGAGTGTGTTTATCTATGACACGTTGCCTCTCCCAATAGACTACAGGGGGACTTTTTATGCTACCGGGGTGAGTGATAATGCAAGGCTCGTGTATCTTAAGACGCGGAAGAACTACAAGTTCGTTCGCGCCGCAGAGTTCGTGAAAAAGGTATTTAATGTGATGGATGATTCTGAGAATCTGATGCCTGATGATCAGGTGGATGTTGATGCGGAATCTGACGATATGGAAGTAGAAGGAGAGGACGAAGATGACCAGTAGTGGACTTCAATACATAAGGATCCGAGAAATTGATTTGCTCCCAGAGAATCCAAGGACTATCACCAAGTCTGATTTTCAGCGTTTGGTAGATAGCATCAAGATTAATGGATTCTGGGAGCATCGTCCTCTTGCTCTTGTTCGGCGAGGGGAAAGACTGGTCGTATTGGCCGGGAACCAGCGTCTAAAGGCAGCAAGAAAACTCAAATTAGAGAGTCTCCCTTGTGTGGTGTATTCGGACACTACAAAGGATGAAGAGCTGGATATTATTGCCAGGGACAATATCAACAATGGTGATTGGGATTTCAATATACTGCAAACCTCCGAGGAGTGGGGGTCTGTAGATTTCGATTTTATGGGTTTGGCTTTCCCGGATGAGGAAAGTGGCTCTTCTAAAAAGCGAAAGAAGAAAGCTCAAGAGGATGAGATGGAAGAGGGGGACGACCTAGGGGAGGAGTCTGGAGGTGTTCAGGATGAAGAGGACGAAGAGAAAGAGGCTTTCTACAGATCTATGTTCAGGGATGTCCTGTATGAGAGTAACAATGTTCTCGAGATCCCCAACCTCCTTCTGGAAATGCAAGCCGGGAAGGTGGAACTACCCCTGTCCCCCTGGGGTGCAAACAGTCGTCTGAGAAAGGATGTGGCTACTTACCACTTCTACGTGGATGATTACAGGTTTGAGGCTTTATTCAAGGATCCGATCAAGCTGCTTACAAGTGGTTGCAAGGCTGTTGTAGAGCCAAATTGTAGCTGTCATGATCAGACGCCTATAGCCTGGGGAATTCAGCTCATTTACAAGAAGCGATGGCTCTCTCGATATTTCCAGGAGTGCGGTATTAAGGTTTACGCGGACCTTAATGTTTCTCACAAGTTCATAGAGTACAATAAGATGGGTATACCAGAAGGGTACAACGCCTTCTTTACTCGAGGACTTGACGGTTGGATGGAGAGCCTAAAGTCAGACCTTCAGGTTGCTCAAGAGATTTCAGGCCTGGAGCGTCCTAACTTGGTTGTGTATGGTGGTGGCGCAGAAGTGCAAGAGTTCTGTAGGAAGAATGGGCTGTTATATGTGACCGATTTTATTAATGCTAAGAAGATGTAGTTATGGGTAGAAATTCAAGCGGAGTGAGGGGTGGCTTACAGCCTGGTGATAGCAATTTTCACGGAAAAATCTCCGGGGTTGAGCCGTTGGCTAATATGAAAGATCCACAGATGTACAAGGAGACAAAGGCTGCAATCTCGCGATTCCATTCCGTTCTGGGAGTTCGTGAGAAGAATATCAAGCTAGCTACTTTGAGTGCTGGTACGCTGGGCGTGCAGGTTTCCTCTGGCGGAAAGTCCGAGGCTATCTACCTCAATAAGTCGCATTTCAATTCTGGTAAAAAGGCTGTATTGGCAGCCACCAAAAAAGGATATGAAAGCGGGTGGCACACAAGGACGAACAAACCTCTTGCTCACACAGTAACACACGAGCTTGCACACGCGACCTGGAATAGTTCTTTGTCTGGGGCTAATCACAGGGCAGCAGGAAAGGAGATCGCTAAGATGTATCAGTCCTGGAAAAAGGACAAAAAGAAGTCTGGATATGGTGAATACTCAAAAACGAATGTGGATGAGTTTTGGGCCGAGGTGTCGACAAAGGCTGTTCACGGAAAATCCGACAAATACACAAAAAGGGTCAAGACGATCGTTAAGAAGTATAAGCTATAAAGTAATTTGTAAAGTAAGAAGTTATGACAAAAATTGAATTAACCGCTGATGAGATTAAGGTAATCCAGCAGCAATTGAATGGAGAGATTGAGGTGTGGAATGCTACTGATGAGCAGAAGAAGCACCTCACAAGCGTTATTCACAAAGCAGAGGCTCTTGATGAGGAGCTTGGCTACAAAGAGGAGTATACCGATATGATTGCCTGGTTCTGGGGTAAGTACCAGGAGCAACAGAATGTAAGCGAATGATTACCGGGCATGGGAAGCAGGGGGCTTATCCTCCTGTTTCTCTTTGCCTTGAGAGTGTTTAGACAAATCAACGAAAAAACGGCGTATGGCTCGATTTGAGAAAGGGAACAAGATTGGTAACAGGTTTTCCTCTGAAAACCAGCCTAAGAATCCAGGTCGGAAGCCAGCGTTGTATACTCAGCTGAAGAAGATTACTGGCAGGCAGGTTAAACACGAACTAAGTAGGGAGGATTATTACAAGGTCATTCGCTATCTGATGGAGCGTACACCTGGAGAGCTTGCCAAGATTGTACAAAATGCCAAGGATAACACTAATGGCGAGACACCTGTTTGGGTCATCAATATAATATCTGCGATCAATTCAGACATTCGGTATGGGCGAACGACTACGATAGACTCTATTTTTGACCGTCTCTTCGGTAAGGCAAGTCAGCCGATAGAGGGAGACGTGCAAGTGACTAATAATAGTGTTGATCTGTCAGTCCTCAGTGATGAAGAGTTGTTGCAGTATCACGCACTACTCGAGAAGCTTAAGAATGGCAACAAGGAATAAGACACCAGATCTGCCCTTGCCTCTTGCTGTTAAGATAGAGCTTTTCGTCCGAGGACGTTTTGATTTTATCACCACTAGAGATGGGGTGAAGCACGAGAAGCAGGATGAGGCTTTGAGTATCCTAACAGATGAGGATCATGTGGAGATTCTGTATGGAGGAGCAGCTGGAGGGGCAAAGTCTTGGACTGGTGCCGTGTGGCTGCTCTTTATGTGCTTGTGTTATCCTGGGACAAAGTGGTTTATTGGTCGTGCTGAGTTGAAGCGAATAACACAGAGCACGTACATTACCTTTAGGCGAGTTAGCTCCTATTACGGAGTCCCTGATGAGGTGTGGAAGTATAACGCTCAGCTCAGCTATATCGAGTTCTATAACGGAAGTCGTATAGACTTCCTCGATCTTAAATACATACCAACAGACCCGATGTATGAGCGTTACGGGTCCATTGAGTTTACAGGAGGATGGATTGAAGAGGGAGGTGAGGTCAATTTCGGGGCTTACGACACACTCAAAACACGTGTTGGTCGTTGCCTCAATGCCGAATACGGGCTAAAACGAAAGCTATTTATCACCTGTAATCCGAAGAAGAATTGGATGTACAATATCTTCTACAAGCCTTTTGTTACTGGGGTATTACAAGATTATCAATGTTACATAGCCTGCCTTGTGCAGGAGAATCCATTTATTGATCAGGATTATATCGAGGGGCTAAAGACTACGTCCGATAAGGTCAAGAGGGAACGTCTGCTAAAGGGGAATTGGGAGTATGACGACAACCCGAACTCCCTTTGCTCTCATGATGATATCGTTGCAATTTTCGACAACAAGCTGTCAATCAGATCCGGTAAGTACTATATAACAGGAGATATTGCACGCTTTGGGGCAGACTATGCTCGGCTTGCGGTATGGGATGGATGGACTGTGATAGAGCTTGGGTGTTTCCCGATTAGTAAGATGACCGATATACAGTTGTGGATAGATACCAAACGGCGAAAGTTCCGCATCCCAAAGCATAGATGTATTGTTGATGAGGACGGAGTCGGAGGTGGAGTTGTGGATAATTGTGATATACAAGGTTTTGTAAACAACTCAACCCCTTTTGCTTGTGAGAATTATCAGAATCTTCAAACACAGTGCGGATATAAACTTGCGGAGCATATCAACGCTAACGAGTTGGGTATAGAAGAGGGGCTTGTGAGCGAGTCAGAGAAGGAGGAGATCACGAATGAGATAGAACAGCTGCAAACATGGAAGGCAGACTCTGATGGAAGACTAATGCTTAAGCCAAAGGCTTCGATAAAGGAGGATATTGGGAGGTCCCCAGACTGGAGAGATATGTTGCTTATGCGTGCTTGGTTCGACTACAATGAGTACGATATACCTGATAATATTGAGAGAGTATTGGGTTTAACTTGATAATTTATGGGATTGATAAATGTAATCACAAATGAGGTTAAGGCGGCTGTTGGATACCAGCAGGGCTTTACGGACTTGTTGGCTTCTAAGGATGTGTCTAGGGCTCTATCCATGATGCACGACCATTCGCACGAGGCTACAAATAACTTGCGAACCTATGAGGTTGCAACGCATAAGGTAATGGAGATAGAGGATCGCCCTGTCTATGACAAGAAGGGGAATTTCTTGCGCTTTGTGAAGCGAAATAAGATACCTATCCCATATCCTAAGTACATTAATGAGATTGCTCTTGTTTTCCTTTATGGACGACCTGTCAAGTGGTCGCAGCTCTCTGATAATACGGATTATGCCTTTGCCAAGTACAAGGAGTGGATGCGTAATATTCGCTTTGATTCTGCTGTGAGGGAGGCTAAACGTGCTGCTGGGGCTGAGGGATGTTCCGCCATCCTGTATCATACATATCGAGATGCAGATGGCAAGCCGAACTTGCTGCTCAATGTCCTGAGTAAGAAAAACAAGGATGACATATACACCGTAAAGGATCAGTACAAGCGACTAAAATCTTTTGCCTGGGGATACTATCTTACTGAGGCAGGAGGTAAGACTGTCTATCACGTCGATATATACACCTCTGACTCTATTTATAGAGCCAAAAGGGGTAATTATGGTTGGGAGGTGGTTGTCATGTCTAACCCAGTGGGCAAGATCCCGGTGCTGTTGTTCGAGCAGGAGCCTGAGCACGCAGATGTACAGCCAATGATTGAGCGTTCTGAGAGCATGGAGAGTACCGATGCGGATGTAAACGATCGCTTTGCCAATCCGGCTATGGTTGCCACTGCTGAGATACTCAACTCTCTCCCTAAGGCAGAGGATGAGGCTAAGCTGTTTATCCTCAAAAATGGCGGTGATGTGCGTTATCTAACATGGGACCAAGCAAGCGAGAGTAAGAAGAATCAGTTCGAGCGTCTTGACAAGCATATTCTCTCCAAGAGCTTTACGCCCAATGTCGACTTCGACAATATGAAGAGTCTTGGTGGTATGTCCGCTAAGGCTATCCGTAAGGTTATGCTGCTTGCAGTCATCAAGGCAGAAAGGCACAAGGAGCTACATGACGGCTATATGAATCGCCACGCCTCTATCATGAAGTCTATTATGGGTAACGTCCTTGACTATGTCCACAAGTCTGAGTATGATGCTCTAGAGTTGGGGCACGAGTTTCAGGAGCCATTTGGGGACGATGTTAGTGAGTTGCTTGCGGATCTCTCTAGACAGTTTAATGACGGCGCTCTAAGCCGAGAGACGTATGTTGAGATGAGCTATCTTGTTAAAGATGCAAAAGCGGAGATGGAGCGTATCAAGCAGGAGGAAGTGGCAGCTCTGGAGCGCCAGCAAGAGTTGAATAGAATAGATGTGTTTGGAGAGGGTGAGTAGTGGCAAAGAAAAAGCACATAGACTATAAGAAACAGCAGCAGGAGCTCTTCAGGCGAACGGAGGGCTATGCTGCTGAGGTGCGTGCTATCTATCTGAGGGCTCTCGGAGATATCATCAATCTGGTTAAGGGGGTCGAACTCGAGGACGGAAAGCCCTTCTCCTTTACTGGCTATGGTTACAGTGATAAGGTGACGCCTATTCTTAGAAATATGTACAGCCGTACTTATCAGGTGATCCGTGGGGGTGTAGAGAGGGAGTGGTTGCAGTCCAATAAGCATAATGATGAGCTTGTGAAAAGCGTGTTCGGAGAGCACTCGATAGAAGATCATCACTTTGCCAGGTATTTTCAGCGGAACAAGGAGGCTATGGATGCCTTCTTTGAGAGGAAGACGGTCAGTGGAGGATTGAGTCTATCCCAGAAAGTCTGGAAATACACGGGAATGTATAAGCAAGAGCTCGAGAATGCGTTAGATCTTGCGATGGGGGAGGGGACGGCAGCCAATCGATTAGCAACGAAGATTAAAGGCTATCTACAAGAGCCGGACAAGTTCTACAAGCGCTTCCGCATTAAGATTGGCGAGGATAAGGACGGTAATCCTATTTATGGGAGTAAGTGGAAGAGGAAGGTTTGGGACAAGGAAAGCTCGTCTTACAAGTGGATAGACGATAATTCCAAGAGATACCATCCAGGACGGGGAGTTTACCGATCATCATACCGAAACGCTCAGAGGCTTGCACGAACTGAGACTAATATAGCGTACAGAGAGGCTGATTTTCTCAGATTTCAGCAGCTTGACTTTGTCGTAAATGTCGAAATAAGGATCAGCAACAATCATCCATGTGTAGATATATGTGATGACCTAAAAGGGATATATCCAAAAGACTTCAAATGGACGGGCTGGCATCCCAACTGCAGGTGTTATATGATCCCTGTATTGGCAAGAAAAGAAGAGATAGATAAGATGCTGGATAAGATCCTCAATGGAGAGGATGTCAGTTCTGTAGATACAAAAAATCAAAAGGATCTGCCGAATCAATTTATAGATTGGGTAAAAAGCAATGAGGATCGATACCATAAGGCTGAGGCAAATGGTACGCTGCCTTACTTCATCAGAGATAACAAAAGGGTTGTAGAGCAGGCTTTGACTTAGCCAAGACCAGATAAAAAAGGGGGAGACTCTGAAGCCTCCCCGAATTGTAGAACACAAAGTGAGATCCAGCCATTAGCATTGCTTTTCGTAGTCTATCTCTATAGACTTTTGTAGTTGCTTGTATTTGCTTCCAGCCTCTTGATATGTTACCTTCTTGATGTGTGTTAGATGTCCTAATACAATACAAGGGTGTATGTTTGCCTTCCTTGCATACCACCAGATGTTGGCTTGTGATGGACTGTTTTCAACAACGGACAGCCCTTCTGCCGAAAAAAGAATGTTAGAGGAAAAAGTATTAGCAGCTTCCTCTTCTTCTCTTGCTTCCAATCGATCTTCTATGTCGTCAACAAATATAGTTTTATTGCAATGTCCTAGTAGTATGTGTCCGAGTTCGTGGAAGAAGTTGAAAGCTAATTTGTCCAGACTTTTCCCTTTTCCTGATAGAATTATCAATGGCGTTTTATTCTTCCACATCGCAGCCCCACTCATGGATGCGCTCGGAATATTTTCGACGAAGACGAGTTTTATTCCAGCTTCTTTACATAATTCTTTCAACCATTTTAGGTCAGACCTATTTATAGCATCCTTGAATAGTGGAATTTGATCTTTTGCTTTCTTTGGATCATAAGCTCCTGTCTCAATTTGTTGTGCAAGCCTTTCCCCTTGTCGTATCCAGGCTGATACTCCGTAGTCTGTTCTTTGACTTCGCCCTGTTGCTCTAAAGTATACGCCAGAAAAATTGTTAAGGTAAGCTTCATTGAATGCCTTTTCTGCGGTTAGTCCAAAAAACTTAAGGATAGCTTCCATTTTATCCTCTTCTTTAGTCTCTTTTTCGATCCAACCCTTCTTCACCATGTCTGCGTATGGAAAGATAGCCCCCCACTCTTGCCATAGCTTTTGCATGGGGGATAATGACTCTTGTCGAGCGATAGCTTCATTGTATAACGCCTGTAATTTAAGCCATGATTGTACCTGTATTCCCGTTACAATAGAGAACGCTTGCGCAGTCTCTGGAGTTATACTAGACTTCCCATGTAGTATCAGACTTATCGTCTTCGGAGGCTTGTTTGAACGTGATGCAAACTCAGCGCTGGTCATATTGTTTTCATCCAGCCATTCCTTTAATGTTTCTCCGGGGTGAATTGCTACGGGTATGATGTAGTTTTTGCGAGTTGCCATGATTTAATGATAGTCTACAATGTCTACTATAGTTACTTCTGTGATTTCAGAAAGAAGAATTGACCCATCTCCCATTGGCTCAAATATCAATCTCAATCCCCCTTGGATGGTGCACGCCCATTGCCCATCTCTATTCCCTGTTAGTTGGTGGTAGCGTCCTGGAAAAGTCTTCAACAGCTCTAGGTTGTCTGCAACTGTTATATGTGTCAATCTTAAAAATAAGCGGTCAGCATTACTTTTTCCATATTTCGTAATGGCCTTCTTTTTAGATGTACATATTGTCCTTATTTTGCTGTTTTTGAAGCATATATCCATTTCGCCATTTCTTATCTTGTTGCAAAGGTAGTGATTATTTTGTTTACAGCAAGTGTAATCACTACTACCGCCTTTTCCCTCTTTGAGTTTGTTTTGAGATTATGGTGCCTTGTCGGATGATGGCTTTCTTCCCTCGATATTCTCCTGATTTTAGCTTGTTCCATAGAGTCTCTTTTGATACACCTATTATTTCCCTTGTGAGGATCTCATAGATGGCTGCAACGCTGCCAAAATAATAGTGTTTACAGAGCCCATCAGGTGGAGTGATAAGCTCTACGTGTATTACCTTTCGTTGTTGTGTCATTCCGCTGCCTTGAAATTGTATATTGGCTTGATAATGTCCACTATCTCCACAGTGTCGGCAATAGCCCTTATAATCTCATCCATTGGCTTATATGCCTGTGGTGCTTCGTCTATAGTAGAGAGATTTACCGAGGTGGTGTATATGCCACTCATTGACTTCTGATAATCATCCATACTAAGCTGTTCCTTAGCCTTGCTTCTGCTCATTAATCTACCTGCCCCGTGTGGTGCAGAAAAATTCCAGTCAGGATTGCCCTTACCGGTGCAGATGAGAGAACCATCACGCATGTTGATTGGTATTAATAACCTTTCTCCAGCCTCTGCACTAACGGCTCCCTTCCGCAAGATCATACGCCTAAAATCAATGTAGTTGTGTATCGTTTCAAACCTGCTGATTTTACTAAAGCCCATAGCCTTTATGATAATGTCTGCCATGGTTGCACGATTAATGGCTGCAAACTGCTGAACTATTGCCATGTCATTAAGATAGTCTTCGAGGTCTCTTCCGGATAGAGGAGCTAGTTCCTTGTCTTTGTTTGTATTCGGGATTCTGCTAATCGCCTCTTGTATTTCAGTTTCTCTGCCCTCAGCTTTTAGCCTGACTATGGTGTTACGTATCTCAATAGATCTGTCACTTTCTGTTTTTTCTGCTAGGCTTTGGTAGTGCTTGCATACGTCACCCCCCAGCTTGCGACTGCCAGAGTGGATCACCAAATAGAATCTATTGTTCTTCTCGGAGTGGTCGATCTCGATAAAATGATTACCACCACCGAGCGTACCAAGCGACAGGTAAGCCCTATTAAGATCTACCTTGCTTGAGCATCGAAGATTCGAGAAGTCAAATTCTGTCTTCGGGCTGCTGTGAACATTAAAGCCGTTAGGTATCAACTCGTTTATCATGGCATCAAATCGCTCACAGTCTATATGTTGATCTGCAAGTTCTATGGTTAGCATACCACATCCTATATCAACGCCTACAAGATTAGGGGTGACCTTGTCTGTTATGGTCATGGTTGTGCCAACTGTGCAGCCTTTCCCGGCATGGCTGTCTGGCATGATCCTTATTGTTGCATCCTTATAAGCTGGATGGTTCGCCAGCTTTACGATTTGGTTATAAGCCTCCATTTCGAAGGTTTCGGCAAAGATCTTTACTTCATTGCCTGTACTTGTTTTTATTATTTGCATAACTATTTTTTATTATCCTGCTACTTTTAGCCTTTGTTTTGCCTCGGTTATAAGGTGCATATTTTTCTCTACCAGATTCACAATTCGGTCGTGATACTCTGTATTCTGGTTCTGTAGTCCACGGCTCTGGACTACCTTCATGGTGATCAGAGAGACCTCAATAGTTTCGATCCGTCTGCTATCAATCCTAGCAGATAGGATAAGGCTATCCTCCTTGCGATGGTATTCGTTGGTAAATACACAGTGGTGCAATGCCTCCCCTTCTTCCAGGTACTCTTGCACGCTCTCGAGTACGTGGACTTGTATTGTGCCGTCTGAGAATGCAATACCGAAGAACTGGCTCTTAAACAGCTTGAATAGCCTCTCATCTTCTCTTGCTTTCTGGCGCCTTTGGGCTTCAGCTTCCTTCTCTCGCTGTACTTGCAACTTTCGCTGTGCCATGTCGTGGGCTTGCTGTAAGTCTTCGGGGCAGACGAAGTGGGCGTTGTGCGTGTCCTTGCCCAATCTGCGGAGCATATCCACATAGTCGCACCAAAGTGCGATGTCCGTGATGTTGTAGCTCCTGCGAAATGTGATTTTGTAGGCCGGCCAATACTCGTCTATCTTTCTTGCTCGGCTGAGAAAATACCTCATATGTTCGGTACGTCCTGCCTTCATCAGAGTTTCGGATCGGCTGTCGGAGAGTAGGGCTGGGATAAGCACGGATGGGGCGATGTCGTAGAAATCGCCTGCAAAGCCGTTTCTTCGGAGGGTATCTATTACCTTAATCTTGGGATATAGTGGGAAATGGGAAACACATTGATAGGCTTCGTTATCTCTGCGGATATCCATAGGCGAATAGTAGGCAAAGCTATCTATATACCGCCCTGGTGTTCGCCGTATCGCTACAATCGTCTGTCGTCCGCTCTCGTTCCACCAATAATGCCCAATCTCCATAACGGAGGACACGGCTCGGTAGCCCTTCTCCATCACCACAGTAAGGAGGTACATACGCAAGACTTGATACCCTCCCAGAGTAGTCAGCACTGTAAAGTATTGCTTTTGTCTTATCTTACGCTCAAAGGTTTCTTTGACTTGCAACCTTGCCCTACAATGAGGGCAAGTGCAATATTCGGTTGGATTATTCATAGTCCACGCATGTCCACAATCCATACAAGTGGTGCGACCTTTGGGCAAGCGGTATGCGAAGTGGTCTATACACTCTCTAAATGCCCACTTACATTGTGTCTTGGTTATAGGGCGGAGGTTTTTGCTTTCGTCAAGTACCGCTTTTTCAAACTTATTTCCCGGTTTCATAGGCTACATCAAATAGAGAGGGTTGGGGAATTTGCTCGCTGTCGGTGCTTTCCTTTGTTTTCGATCGCTTCGTTTCTTGCAACTTGCTGATTAGCTCAGCCTGGTACTTATTGATAGCCTCTTGGCGTGCTTCTGCCTTTTCCTTTTCTGTAAGTTCGATAGTATGGTTTACCACGACTCGGCATTTGATAGCTTTTCCTACCTCTGTATCATCCTCATCGTAATAGTGGACTGCCATAGAGTAGATTTCATCGTCTGAGAACCCATTACAACCGCTCGCCTTAACTTGATTGAGGATGTAGGTAATACAATCTTCGATATTCTTACCTTCCTTTGCCAAGTTCGGAGCGAACAGCGGGTCTGTAGCTGCCCTCTGGTTCAGATACTCGGCTATTGTCTTCTTGAAGTGCTCTGTTCCTTTCATATCAATTTTTCGACAATGTGTGTATATTATACGCAGACAAAGATAGTGTGTTTTATTTAATAGGACAATCTATTTTGGAATCAATGTCACTGTTTCATGAGTGTTTGCTATCTTAATTGTTTGATATACAGTTGTTTTTCTTTCATGTTTTTAGTGTGTATATAGTACACACTATTGGACTTTTGCGTATCTTTGCCTCAGTATAATTCAGGAGGATAACCCTAGTGGTACTCTTCCTATAAAACACTCAAAACCAAATGAATAAAAAACTCTTTGAACAAGTCAAATTCAAGTGTAAAGACACTGGGCTTTCGGGGAAGTATCTACAGGCGATAACCGAGAAGATGGGTGGCAGCGTGGAGGATGATTCTACTGATGAGACAGCGATTGAAGAAGCTGCAAACCTTATTGCTGACATAGCTAAAGAAAGCCAGGGTGAGGCAACAAGATGGGCAAACAAACAAAGGGAGAACCAACGAAAAAATAAGCCGAATGCGGAAGGTGAAGAGCCTAGCGATGATGATGAACCAGGAGATGATGGTGAATCCGGCCAATCCTCAAAAGGGAAAAAGAAAGGTGCTCCTGAAAAATCCGAAAGTGATGAGCTGAAAGCGATCCGTAAGGAGCTGGAGGAGCTGAAAGCCGAGAGAGCCAAGGGAGATCGTGCAAAGGCGATTTCTGAGGCGATGGAAAGGCATAAGATTCCATCCAAGTTCCGTGATCGTCTGTCAAAGTCTATTTCCGATGATGAGGATGTAGATGAGGCTGTCGCAGCTATCAAGCAGGATTTCATTACAGACGGACTGATGACTGAAGATTCAGAGGGTAAAAAGGTGGCAAGCGAAAAGCAAGTCAGTGAGGCTGCTGATAGCTTGCTCGAATCAATAACCGCTAAATAACAATGTAATGAAGAGAAAGACTGAATCATTTACTGGTACGCGCCCGATATTTACCGGGAGTCCCTCTATAGTTCCTGGTGGTTTCAACTTGGATGTGACTAATCAGCGTTTTACCGTTGGTGACGTCATCCCTGCTGGAACCTTGGCAATTGTCAATGAGGAGACTAGGAAGGTGCAGATTGTTAGGACTGCAAAAGTCGTGGGTGTCGATAGTGGAGATACAAAGGTTGTTACTCTCCTTGTTGACGAGTTCTTTGCTCCGTGTTTCGCCGTTGGCAACAAGGTGCTCAAAGCTGGTGCCGTTTCTGGCACTTTCGCAGCAGCTCCTAAGATTGACAAGATCGAGAAAAACGGGAAATCCTATGTGGTTACTCTGTCGGCTGCTATCTCTGGGCTTGCTAAGGGTGATACCATCGTGGAGGTGGTAGATAACGCTGGCAACGCTGCTGAGATCGGAAATGCTAACGCTGTAACGATTCGTGATGAGGAGGTGTGCGAGTTCGAGACCTCTGTAGATGTAACTGCGGACACAATGCAATATGCAATGTACGAGAGGCGTGTGCCGCCTATTCCTGCCGGACAGAAAGACACTACAGGTTCGTTCCTGTCTGCCAATCCTCATGTCAAACTAACTAGGTCACTCTAAAAAGCTAAACAATGAGATCAATTTTTTCAACACTTAGCGGGTTGCACAAGAATGGGGCTCCTCTGGATCTCCTGGCAACCTGGAGGAAAACATTCGATATAGCTTCTGAACGAGAAGTGAACCTCTTTCAGAAGATGTACTGTGATGAGTGGTGTACTTACAATACTCCTCAGATGTCTTTGACAGCTGAGGCTATTGTTGGTAAGTATAATGTGCGATTCATGGCTACTCTTATCGGAGACGAATCACCAACGCCAATGAGGCGTTCTGACGGCTTCGACGTCTGGACAAAGGAGATCCCTCGTGTGGGGCACAAGTTCCCGATGATGGCTCGTGATTACCGTAAGCTCATGGAAGTTTATGAAAATCCGCGTCTCTCAGAAGCTCAGAAGGTTAAGCAGATCGAAAAGACTCTTACACATGATATGCAAGATGCTTATCTAGGCTGTAAGGATGTTATGGACTTCATTCTGCTCATGGCTATGTCCAACTACGGTGTAGCTCAGTTCAAGCCTGAGGTGAACAATCCAGGGGGGCGTGAGTACGAGGTGGATTATCTGATGCCAGAGGCAAACAAGCTTATGGCTTCAATGCTCTGGAGCGATGAGAACGTGAAAAACAAGAAGGTAAATCCTATCCTTGTGCTCTCGATGATCTGTTCTGATTTGCGCGCTCGAGGCATTGAGCCTGGCGAGATCCTTATGGATCAGAAGCTGTACACATGGTTGCGCACCAATGAACAGACTCGCCTTCTTGTGCATGGAAATGACAAGGCTGCTCAGACTGTTACCAAAGCACAGTTCGAAGACCTTTTGTCCGGGAATGAGATCCCTCCTATCACCGTGGTAAGGAGGAAGATGGCTACCAACCCAGATGGTAAGCGTGCTCTTGTTGAGCCGTGGAATGCTAACTATATCGCCATCAAGCCTGCTGGTAAGATTGCCGAGATTCAGCCTGCTATTGAAGATAGCGAGTTGATGGAAGAGGAAAATGTAGACTACATGAACGCTGGTAATGGTATCCGTATCGCTAAGTGGCGTACTGGAGACTCTACAGGTCAGGTGGCAGCAGAGTACACACAGGGCTCCGCCCGTATGCTCCCTCTTATTACCGAAATCGGAGCTATCGTCTGCATGCAGGTCCGAGGCTTCACGGAAAAGGAAAACGCCAAAAAAGCGAAAAATGGATATCTCACCAAGTCTCAATATGACAAGGATGAGGTGTTGCCAGTCATTTAATCTTTATGCGTATGAAGCTGAAAGTAATTAAGCCATTCAACGGAAGGGATGAGGGCAAAGTGCTCTCTCCCGGAGATGTTGTAGTAACTACCGATATCGACAGGATTAATGCTCTTGTTGGTAGAGGGTATTGCGAAATCACCTCTTTGGAGGATGAGTTCGAGGATGCCAACACTGGTAGTGATGTAGTGGAGCTCCAAGGTGTGGAGTTTAGTTTGGTTGATGTTAAGGCCGCATTGAGTGCTATCGGCGCTCCTGTATCTGGTAATGCTGGTATTAAGGGTGTATCCAACGCTCTTGACAAGCTCTCTGAGGAGCAGATTGCAGCCCTCCTTGAAGTCCTTAACAAAGAAGAGGAGTAACACATGCAAACGCTGACAAAATACGAGGCTCTAATCGGTGAGTTGGAACCATATACGCCGAGCCAGGCAACGATAAGGAAGGCTTTGGCTGATGTCAATGTGTCGGAATCGGATTCTGAGTACAATCCTGAAGTAGACAAAGAGACTATCGCTAAAGCTGCTATCAGTGTCCTGAAAAGGCTCATCGTGCTGTCAAGTGACAGCATGGGCAAGTCGTCTCAGGGGTATAGTGTCGATATGCTAAGACAACGCATTAAGGACCTTTGCAACCAGCACGGATTGGATGTCTCGGATTTTGTCGAAATCCCATCTATTACAGATGGCTCTAATATGTGGTAGCCATGGGCAGGTATAATGGAACTTTCAATTACACTTCTATTCAGAGTACTCAGGAAGATCCAGATACAGGGTTTTACTCTACTTCTGAGACTGGTGCTTCTGCGTGGGTTAAAGGCTGTGAGTGCCAGATTGAGAGGTCTATACCAGCTCGGCAAATCATTGGGGCTGACGGGCAAATGTATGCCTACACTTATGACGTGTTTATCCCACGGCATTTTAGGGGCGAACTGGCTATAGGAGCCAGAATGCAAGTAGTTTCTGAGGATGGTGTGATAGATGAGTTCACGATACAAGGTGTAGACAGCCTTAACAGGAAATACATTGAGGTATGGGGGTAAAGCCAACGTTTGGGAATGGTGCGATAGAGTCTCAGGTTAATGCGTTCCAGGTAAGACTAGAGCAAGCAGTCCTTTTTCTTATGAAGAGTCTAGGAGAGGAGCTCGTCAAGTATGCTAAAGACAATCGCACATATACCGATCAGACCGGCAACCTCACGAACTCTATAGGCTACGCTATAGTGCGTAATAAGGGGTTAGTTTACTATAGTGCTCAGTCGGGGGGTAGTGCCGATTCTGCATTACAAGCAGCCATGAAGATGGCCAATGAGTGTAGTTCTGGATTCTCCCTCATTATAGTGGCTGGCATGAATTACGCTGCCTATGTGGAAGCTAAAGGGTATAATGTGATACTCCCTGCCGAACTGAAAGCCAAAAAGGATTTTCCAGCCGCCATGAATAAGCTGATGGCAAAAGTCAAAGGTAAGGCAAATGAATTATTTGGAAGCGTGCTATGATTACAACAGAGGAGATAGCAACAAGAGTTTATCAGATGCTCACAAAGAGCATCGTAAAAACAATGATCTCAGGCATTATTGGCTATGAGAGAGGCGACTATACCCGAGAGGATGTAATCATAGTACCTCACACGATTGATGGTGAGGGCTCTGTGCGATTTGGACAGATCAACGTAAATATTCATGTGCCGGACATTATTGTGCCAATAGAAAAAGGGAAGTCTGTATACAAGATCAATTTTAGAAGGCTGATAGAGATCAGGGCAAGGGTTATAGAGGTATTGCAAAACCACTATGAGGTGGGTAAGGGCTACAATTGGAATATAGGTAGGCTGAATCCGCCGATTAAGGAGCAAGACCACAACGAACACTTTGTTTCCTTGTCTCTGGAGCTTACTGTAAGAAACAAATTAAAACAAATTAAAAACTAGAGATTATGCCAGTTTTTTCAACAATGGGTCTAAGAAAGATCTATATCGCTCCTGCTTCAGCAGATGGGTCTATGCCTGCAAATGGTAATGCCTGGTTGGATCTTGGGGATGTGTATCAAGATACTTGTACGCTCAAGGATAGTGATCCAGAAACCACTGTACACAAGTCAGAGACAAGCAATAAGAAAATAACAATGGTGGGCGAAACGGATACTACTGTTGAGCTCTCGCTGATGGATCCAAACCTAGAACTCCTTGCTCGCTATTTCGGTGGCGATATCGACAAGGCGGCCGGAGAGGGTAAGCACAAGTGGATCCGTCCCAAGAAGCCGCCTTACAAGGAGTGGGCATTGTGGATCAAGCCTGAAGAGGGGTTGTTCGTGGGTTGTTCTGTGGCTAGGATTATTCCTAAGTTCGAGATTTCCTACAATTCTAAGGGGATCTGCCTTGTCCCGATGACTATTGAGTTGCAATCCGAATTGCAGATGGTCGATGGGATGAAAGATCCGACGGAAGCGTAAGATCCCAACTGTTTAATTAACCAGGAAGCCTCCTATCCCTATACGGTAGGGGGCTTCTTTAATACGTATTTTTATGACAACAGATAATAAAGACACAGATCTCACTAGAGAGGAGCAGTTAGAGCTCGAGGAAAAGGCGATTAATGCTCTTATTGATATGGGGGCCAAGTTTTCGGTTCCTCTAAAGATTAACCCGGTAAACCCACCTAAGAGAATCGTGTGGTGGAACAAGCATTTTCGTAGACATGTGAAGGTCTGGAGGGATCGAAGGTTGCCAAAGAGCTGGGATGTATCTCTTGAAGAGGTCCCAGATGCTGCGCTCGGGAGGATGGTTAAGGTGTATATGCGCAACTTTCTTATTAAGCCTCTATACCTTGGGACGATTGATACTCTCCGAAGGTTGTACATACAGATTGAATATGATGAGCAATCAATACAAGATCAGCCGATTCAGGAGAGCAAGAAGCTTTTCAAGTACATACCCATAATGGCTGAGATTGCTGCTGTTGCGGTTGTCAATAATCCCTCTGTAACAAGTCCTCTTTCAGACGATGTTAAGGAGTTGAAAGAGTTCTTCGTTGAGCATCTTACTGTGTCTCGCTTGCAACAGCTCGCGGCTGTCATTAGTCAGATGATGAATTCAGGGGGTTTTACCTCCTCTATCAGATCAATAATGGAGGTTGGGACAACAAGGCCGAAGAACAGGGCAAATCTGATAGAGTAATAGGGCTTGACAGTCCTTGGGGTAGTAGAGGGGAGATGTGCAAGAACTTCGGGTGGACTTACTACTACTTGCTCTGGGGGATCTCGTGGCTGAATGTACAGCTTATGGTTGCGGATGCTGCGAGGGTTAAGGATCTTGATGCGGAGGACAATGGAGGAGCGACCGGAGAAGGGAAGGTTGAGCGAAGGAGTTTGAAAACAAAAGAGGACATTATGAACTATGTCAATGGGTTGATGTGATATGGAGAATCTCAATGGTGCATTAGGCTTCAAGGCCACGTTAGATATAGATGATTTCAACGTCTCTACTCAGGCGATGGAGAGGCATATTAGGCAGGTGTCGAGTACAACGGTGTCCGAATCTGCACAGATGGATCAGTCTATTCTGAGCTTTGCCCAGAATGGAGCAAGGTATATAGTTACCTATCTGGTAGGTCAGGGGATGGGAAGCCTTCTACAGAGTATTGTACAGACTAGAGGGCAGTTCCAACAGCTGGAAATAGCATTTGGCACGATGCTAAAAAGCGAATCCAAGGCTAAGCAGCTGATGGACGAACTCGTTGTGACAGCTGCAAAGACTCCTTTCGACTTGCAAGGGATAGCTAGCTCAGCAAAGGAGATGATGGCCTATGGATCCTCTGTAGATACTGTGGTGGATGAGCTTACAATGCTCGGTAACGTAGCCTCTGGCATTGGTGCTCCTTTGGGGGAGATTGCATACCTATATGGTACGCTGAGGACGCAGGGTAGGGCCTATGCAATGGACATAAGACAGTTTGCCGGACGTGGTATCCCTATCTATGAGGAGCTTGCAAAGATAATGCGAGTGAATAAGGATGAGGTGGCAGGTCTTGTCTCTGAGGGAAAGGTGGGGTTTGCGGAGATTGAGCAAGTCTTCAAAAATCTTACTAGCTCTATTGGTATGTACTATAATCTCATGGAGAAGCAGTCTGCATCATTGACCGGACAAATCTCTAACCTAGGAGATGCTTGGGATAGTGCTCTCAATAAGATTGGTACAGACAATCAGGACCTGTTTTCCGGTGTAATATCGGGGGCAACGTATCTTGTGGAGCACTTCGAGGATGTTCTGAGGATTGTTAGGGCTGTAACTGTTGCTTATGGATCATACAAGGCTGCCATAGTGCTGAATACGCTTGCCACCAAAGGTTATACTGGAGTTGCCCTTATAGACAACACTGTGCGACAGGCTAAGTTGGCACTAATGAAGTTGGATGCCAACTTGACAGGTCAGACGGCAAAGCAGACCCAGGCAATGATAGCCGCAGAGAAGGCTCATACTGCCGCCCTACAACAGAAGCTTACGGCGGAAGAGCAGGCTAACCTAGCTAAGAAGCTTAGGATAGCAACCATCCAACAGCTACTTACAGCACAACAGCAGGAGTACTTGTCCAATCTAAACCTCACAGCGTCGAGTGCCAATTATGAGGCTGTAGCAATGAGTGTGCTATCCGTTGAGCAAAGGGAGGCTCTTAGTAAGACAGATCTTTCGGCAAAGAGTGCTATTTATCGTGCTGCCTTGGCTCAGGAGGTGGCAGTCAAAACGCGAAACCAAACAGCAACACTCAGTGCAATGCGCACAGACGTGAGTGCTGCTGCCGCCAGGGTGGAAGCTGCCAAACAGAGTGCTATCGCGGCAATGCAGGCAACCGAAGCTGCTAGATACGAAGTGTACTGGGCCAAACAATCTGGGCAGGCTCACCTTGTGGCCGCCGCCGAGAAAAAGCTAGAAGCCGCCCAGGACAACCAGGCTCTGGCTCGTAAGGCTGCCCTGGCTGCACAAACCGACTTTTTTGCAAAGAAGAAGGCGTTGGAAACAGCTGCTACTCGACAGTCTACAATTGCAACGGCAGCAGACACGGTGGCTAAGTCGGCAAATGCTGCTGGAACCTCAATACTAACGGTGATTACGGCCAAGGCAACTTTGGCCATGAAGTCGCTTTGGGCTTCGATGATGAGCAACCCAATTGGATGGGTTCTTGGGCTTGTCGGAGCCCTGGTGAGTGTGCTTACGCTTTTCCGGAGCAAGGAGGACGAGGCTACGGATGCTATGGGAGAGTTTCAGGAGGAAACAAGAAATGAAATTGACAACCTTAATCTGCTTTTTGCCGTATTACGGAATAGTGAGCGTGGTACCAAAACTCACAAAGATGTAATAGAAAAGGTTAATGCAATCTGTAAGGAATACAATAAGACACTCCTTGAAGAGAACGCCACCTTAGATGATCAGAAAGAGAAGTACGAGGAGCTATCTAAAGCTATCCAGAGCACGACCGCAGAGAAAATCAAGGCAAAGTACACAGAGCAGGCTCTACAGAAGCAGGCGGAGCGAAATGCAGAGGCTCTAGAGGAGTTGAAAGAATCGGCAGAAGATGCTTACCATAAGGTGAGTGCCGGTATGACAACTGTTATGGAGCATGGACAAATGGTTAGAACAGAGAAGTTCTATAAGGCAATATCAGAGAATATTCGCAATGCTTCTGGTGCAGTATGGGAGTTGGTCGAAAAAGAGGCTTATCAGACCGCAGAGGACATAAGTGGACTTACCGGTGATGCTTATACTAAGGCTTTTGAAAAATCATTGGGCAGAATCACACAAATGGTGCAAGGCGCAACGAGCGCTTCTAATGCAGAAATTAGTGCATTCTCTGGAGCTCTGAGGAAATACATGACAACCATTGTAGAATCTGCCAGGGAGGCTAGTGGGGAGGTTGGAAAGCTAAACTCGGAGACGGAAGCCTTCAGCGAACTTGACACAAAGCAAATGGCAGAGAGTATCGATTATGTATCGATGTCTTTTGATGAGCTAGACAAAAAGGTACAGGACACACAGAGGGAAATTGATGATATCAACAACAAGAAAATCAAGGTTGAGACGGACACAAGCAGGCTAACAGAGTTATTGTCGCTACTTGGGCAGGTCAATGCTGCCATCTCGCAAAAGACTTCTAGCCTCAACACCGAGGCTGGTATCAATGCTCGAATTAAGCAACTTAAAGACGAAAGGGCTAATGTTGAGATTAACAGCGCAAGGTATAATGAACTAACAAAGAGTATTCAGGGACTAGAAGATAAACTTCCGAAAACTAAAAGCGGATCTAAATCTAACAATGCCGAAAATGCGAGGAAGCAGCTTGGAGAGAAGCAGCTAGAAGCTGAACGGAATTTGGAGGAGGCTAGAATAGCTGTGATGGAAGATGGATATGCTAAGCGTAAGGCCACCTTAGATCTACAGCACAAGCAGAATCTAGATCGGATCAACAAGGAGGAGAAAGAACTTGTAGAAGCCCATAAAAAGGCAGGAAAAGGCGGATTGTCTGAGGTTGAAAAGGCTGGTTTTTCTGAGAGGAGAAGTCTAGAAGACGAGAGCTACAACAAGGCAAGCACCGATCTATTTGACGAGGAGATTCGCTACAGAAAAGAGCAGTATCAGCTCTATTTCCGTTGGGTTAATGCCATGGGGTCCGATGTTGCCAACAAGCAGTTTGCCGAACTGCTCAAGGGTGGTGCTTCCTATTCTCAATGGATAGACCAGGAGATTGCAAAGTTGGAAGTCAAGAAGGCTCAGAACCCAACAGATTTCTCCTCATGGGATAGTGAATCGCTATTCTCTCTCACGATACAACGAGATGAGATTAATGGAGTACGTTCCGCTATGGATCTTTTCAAAGAGAGCGTGAGTCAGACTGTTGGGCAGGCGGCTACGTTGGCTGCAAAGATTGAGGCTATTGCTAAAGCGAAGGAAGATCTGGCAAATGGTAAGTTTAGGCTTGGGCAAGATGAGACACTAGAGGCTCATAATCAGCTTGACGACATGGAGCGTGAGGCTCAGAAGGAGCTCAATCAGAAGATTCTTAACGACCTCAAAAGCTACGAAGAGAAGAAGAATGAGATAGTAGCGAATTATGCTGCCATGAGGCTCTCTGATGTCGCCAGGGACAATGCAGAGTTGCTTGAGCGCATAAATAAGGGGGAAGTTGACGCTCTTTCTGCTATCAATGCTGAGCAGTTGCAAGCCTCCGCTGACTGGAAGAATCTCTTTCTGAATCTGGATTCGCTTAGTGCTGGAGAGATTCAGAGGTTGATAACGGACATTGAGAATCAGATGGCAAATGCCAACCTAAAGCTGTCCCCTGTAGACTATCAAGCCTTAATTGACAGCCTCAACAAGGCAAAGGAAAAGGTTGTAGAGCTTAATCCTTTCAAGGCTCTTGGGGGTGCTTTCAATAACTATATCCAGGCTTGTAAGAAGCTGAAAGGGGCTGAACAGGACAATCTCACTCCTGAACAGGTCCGGGCTCTGGAGAAGCAGGTTAAGTCTTCTTCTTCTCAGATGACGGCTAGTATACAGAGGATCGGGCAGGTTGTAGGTTCTGTTGGGGATTCAATCTCTTCGATTGCATCCAGTTTTGGAGGTGAAGAGCTTGCAGATACGATAGGAGGCGTTACGGAAGCTTTAGGGGGCGCTGGTCAAGCTGCAATGGGTGTTGGGCAGATTATGTCTGGAGACATCCTAGGTGGTATTACCTCTCTTGTTAGTGGTATTACCTCAGTGATAACCTCTCTCAATAAGTTACATGATAAGAGCAAGGAGAAGCAAATCAAGGCATTACAATTAGAGGTTGATAGGCTTAAGAAGAGTTATGACAATCTAGGTGATGCAATTGAGAAGGCTTATTCTGTCAACAAGTCCTCAATGTTGGAGCAGCAGAACGAAAATCTGAGGCAACAGAACGAAAAAATCAAGCAGCAAATACAAGAGGAGAAGGAGAAGAAAAAATCAGACTCGAATAGAATCAAGGAGTGGGAAGAGCAGATCGCAGAGAATAAGAAGAAGATCGCAGAGAATAAGTATGCGGCTATTGAGGCCATATCCGGCACTGGCATCATGAATGCGATTGAAGAGTTTGCTACGGCGTATGCAGAGGCTTGGGGCTCAGGAGAGAAGGCTGCCAAGAAGTCTACAGACATGATCAAGAGAATGATAAGAAGAGCGATCATTGAGCATCTCAAGGGAGACCTGAAGAAAGAGGTAGAGAAGTTCATGAGATTTTTCGCGGAGGCAATGAAGGATGGGATTATATCTGAGGAAGAAGAGGCGTTGCTGGACAAGATGGAAAAAGAGATGCAAGACAAGGCCGACAAATATCTCGAGAAGAACAAGAAATGGCTACAAGATGGAGATAGTTCTAAGGATCCTCTTGCCGGTGCTGTTCGTTCAATGAGTGAGGAGACCGGTGGTGTTGTGGCAGGTCGGATGAATGCAATTGTGATCAATCAGACCGACCAGATGGCGATAATGCGTAGTCAACTTCTGTACCAGGCGGAGATAGCATACAACACAAGAGTGTCAGCCTTGGAATTGTCCGAGATAAAATTGGCATTGCGACGCATCGAAAATAGGGATAGCTCCTTGCTGTCAAGGGGCATATCATAATCTCACATGTAAATGTGTGTACATGGTACGCATTTTGTAACTTTGTTATTGTCGTTAAAACTAATCTTATGGGACTAATTCAGCAACTGAGACAAGATGGCATCGAAAAAGGGCTATGTCAAGAATGGCAAAATAAGCTCAAGGAAGGTGTGAGTATGAAGCGACTTGCCAATCTCTATGTGCGCGGCATCGATTTCTGCATAGGGAACGACTATCCAACATTAGACTTTATCAGGGATAATTTCAAGGGTAAATGTGAGCCCTATGGAATATTTATAGAAGAGAAGGAGTTACAACTCCTAAATGTACCAGATGTAGTACTTCATGGAGAGTGTAAGGGCATACTTGCTTATGATGGCTACTCTGTGTGTCGTGCTTATATCCGCCATAGTTCAGATGTGACTATTAATGTGAGTGGCAATGCTCACCTCACTGTAGATGTGTTTGACGATGCAGCCCTGAAGCTAGATGTCGTTGGCTCTAATGCAAGGGTGTTGGTCAATAAATACGGCGATGCCAGAGTAGAGTTCTCTGGCGTTGGCGTTAAAGTAATTCCGCAAAACAAAAAGACATATTGAGTATGATAGACAAGAATTTGATTCTCCACTTGCCATTTGACGATCCGGATGGTAACATTGCATATGACTACTCTCTCGGTAGGGCTGATGCAACGTTGTCCGGTGGTGCCAGTTTTTCAAGAGACGCCAAGCAGGGAAAGTCTCTAGCTCTGAATGGAAGTGGGGAGTGTATAACTAATACGAGCATTCCTCTTGGGTCAAACTTCACACTCTCAATGTATGTGAAGCCAGTGCACGCAAGGTTGGGTTGGTTACTTAATTTGCCTGGGGTGGATCAATATCTGGAGCAATGGATGGATGTAGTTCCAGGAGAATGGGTTTTCCTCGCTTTTGTCAAGAACGGAAAGTCTTTTGCGGTATATCTTAATCATAGCAAGGTGTACACAGGCATGATGTCCGAGCAACCTATAGGTTTTTCTGTTAACGACGAGGCTCTAGAAGGTTGCTCTGCTCAGATTGATGAGGTTAGGCTGTATGATGAGGCTAAGGCCGACAAGGAAATCTTTCTGACGCAGAAGGAGTCTGATGTAGAGTACTACATAGATGGCAGGAACCTCAAAGAGTTTGGCGTGTACGTGTCCGAGAGCTCTGGTCTGGTTGGCAGGCTTGCGCGCAAGGAGTCCCTACAGGTTGAATGGGATGACTATCACGGAACTGTAAGGGATAAGAGGCATCCACGCTACAAGGAGCGTACAATAGAACTGAGTTGCTTTATTGAGGCTGATGGAAGGTCTACCTATGTTGAGAAGGTGAATTTGTTTTTTGCCCAGTTCGACAAGGAGGGGAATCACAGGTTGAAAGTGGAGTATGCTGGTAGTACAAAGCCGCTTGTGTACGAGGTTGAGCTTCGAGATGGGGCAGATCCACAAAAGCAATGGGGGAGGTATGACCATGATCTTATGATTGGGAGATTTAAGCTCAAGCTGTTGGAGGATGAACCGGTAAAAAAAGTATTACGCCATATTGGAGGGGCTGCAAACACAACCGCTAAGATCAAGGTGTCAAGCTCAAAGCTACTCAACATCTACTGGGGTGATGGTACGCACACTTACAATGTCTCTGGCGTTGATAAGGAGGTTGTACACACCTATGCCGAGCCTGGGGAGTATGATATCGTGATAACGGGTGTGATCGAGGATATAACAAGCTTATCGACTAATGCTATTGTTGTATGGGAGCTTTTGAAGTAATCAAACGAAACGGCGAGAAGGTCCGGCTACAGTCCAGGGAGCCTTTTTGTGCCGTAAAATCTGCGGTACAGAACACCTCTCTTATGGGCGATGATAATGTACAGCTCTCTTTTGTCTCCAGTGAGTTGATAGAATTGGAAAAGGGAGATAAAATCCTCGTATTTGGTGAAGAGTATACTCTGAGGACAAAAGCGACCAGGGAGGCTCATTCAGAGGCTCATTACACCTACGAGGCAACATTTTATGGTGTTATGTACGAGCTCATGAAGAGTCTGTACAGGAATACCGATGCCAATGGTAGATCCACTAAGAGTACGTTTGACCTCACCTACTCAATCAAGGACTTTATAAAGGTTCTCATCTACAATGTGGAGAGGGACTACCCTGGACTGTGGAAATTTGACGAAACAAATTGTCCTGATACAGAGCCTAAAACGATACAATTCTCCAAGCAGAACTGCCTACAAGCACTACAAACCTTGTGTAGCAAAGAGAATTTCAATCTCGATTTTCAGATAACACAAAGGAATGGAGTTCGGACTATCCAGATTGGTAAGTTCGGATCCAAGGTGGAGCCTCCTGGCGGAAATGCTTTCTTTGAGTGGGGCAAAGGCAGCGGACTCTACAAGCTAAAAGAAGAGAAGGTGGATGATAAGGCAATCATTACCAGGCTCTGGGTGGAGGGAGGTACAACCAACATCAAGAGTGGCTATAGGGACTATTCTGAAAGGCTCCAGCTTCCATACCCCAGAAGGAAAAATAAGAGGAAGCATACCTTGTCTGATGGAACCATAATACCAGCTAATAGTGAGTATATCGGAATCGACGATGATAGTAAGCGCTACTTCGAGGATGCAGAGCTTAGGGACAAGATTGGTAGCGATGAGGACTCTAAGGAGTATGACAATATACACCCGACCAGAACCGGAGAGGTTACTGCCCTTGTTGATGGGGATGTGAACTCGTTCGTGGATAACACAATGGATTTTGACTTGTGTGAGAGGACCGCTGAAGGAACGAAGTATCTTATTGCCGGGGTTACTGCAAAGATCAATTTCATTACTGGCAAGTTGGCAGGTCAGCAATTTGAGCTGGAGAAAGATGGAGGATACATCCATTCTAAGCGAAAATTCAAGCTAATAGCTTTCACAGATGAGAGAGGGTTGACAATTCCTACTACAGGAAACAATGAGTCTTTCAGGATCTCTGTAGGTGATAAATACAAGATTACTGATATCAATCTGCCTGATAGTTATGTACAGAACGCTGAAGAGGATCTGTGGTATGCCGGGTATGATGATTTTCAGAATATGAAGCAAGCTAGGGCACAGTATCAGCTTATGCTTGACAGAAAGTACTTCTTAGACTCTCTGCCAAATGATAGTGATACGGTGGTGTTCAAGGTGGGTGATTATGTGCCTGTACGAGATATAAGGTTTGGTATCGAAAAGAATATCAGGATCCAAAAGGTTAGCAGAAATCTCCTCCTGGAGCATGACTATTCACTGACACTTTCGGATGTTACAACAGTCTCTGCATTCGGAAAAACCGTTGTAGACGTTATTGAGCACAACCAAATCATAGAAAGCAATCGCCTGAGGGATCTTAACAAGGCTAGAAAAAGTTGGCGTACTACTGAGGAGCTGCGCAATATGGTATATGATACTGATGGCTACTTCGACTCCGAGAACATACGACCCAACTCCATTGAGACCAATATGCTCACAGTCGGATCCAAGAGTCAGCAGTTTGTGCTCGTAGGAGTGGTGCTTGAGGCGAATGTAAACGGACAAGGGAATCGTCTTAAAGCGTCTTCCGGTGAGCTTGCGCACCTGTCCATTGACAAGGACTCCATTAGAAGGTGGAATATGGGGGGCTCTGAATTTACAATACCCAACTCTAGTGGCTACTATCTGTTTGCAAAGTGCTCAAAGTCTGGAGATAGTGGTGTGTGGTATCTAACACAGGAGCCTCTCAAGTTTGAGATTACGGAGGATCCGAATAATTATTACTTCCAAGTTGGCATTCTTTCGTCTCTTTATGCTGAAGGGTTTAGGGATTTTGTAACCACATACGGATTTACCCGGATCAACGGAAACACTATAACCACTGGAAAGATTATCACCTCTGATGGTCAGTGCTATCTAGATTTGGATGGTAATACATTTCGCATTGGGAATTCTAAATCAAGTCTCGAGTGGAGGAATGAAAAGCTAATAATTAAGGGATCTCTGGTCCAAAGCCCATCCGGAGAAACTTCTGAGATAGGAGTGTATAGAGGGGCGTATTCGCCTGTAGTTGGGTATTATAAGGGCGATGAGGTGACATATTCCGATAATGGAGAGGTATGTGCATACAGATATATCAACGACTTTCCCGCATCCAGTACACGACCTAAAGACACGCGCTATTGGGCGTTGATAACGAAAGGAGCTAAGGGTAATACAGGGGATAAGGGAGATAGTCCTGTTCTCGCTTTTCAGGGTGATTATGATGGCAGTAAAACCTATTATGGTACTTCTGTTCGTGTAGACGCTGTAAAGTATAATGGTGGTTATTATGTAGCTCGTGTAGAGGCTGGTACATTTAGAGGACAGATCCCGACGAATACTACATACTGGAGTACGTTTGGTGCGCAGTTTGAGACGGTTGCAACCCAGCTTCTTTTGGCAGAGGGAGCAAATATAGCAGGGTGGGTATTCCGGAACAATCGCCTGGAAAGCAAAGATGGGCGCATATATATGGATGGTGTTAATGGTACTATTCGTTTAAAAGGGACTGTGCAATTGTCTACTGGCTATTCTGGCGGCTTCTCTGATGTCAACCTCTTCTATTTACCGGCGATCACATCGCAAAAAATAATATCAATGGGTTGGGAGCTGGATGATATTGGTAAAGTATGTCGGCTGTACAATTCGTCTCCTATAGGAGGCGCATCATATCTTGTCAGCGTGTGTGCTTTTGGCATCTCTGGTGTCATTACAGATACAACAATCGGGGGAAGCAGTACTAATTATAGTGTTGTGATTCCGCCAATGACCACTATCGAGCTGACTTGCTTTGAGCTTCCTAGGCTATACAATGGTAAGTATTATGATGCGGTTGCTCGTTGGGATGTGACAAGTCGATTTGGCCCAGAGCAGTTCAAGCAGACGTCATCGTCTGGTAGGTATCCTGTGATGATTGCTATGGGGACTATGAGGGGTGGTTCTACTAATGACTCTTGTTTTCTCGATGGATATTGGTACAATGGCAAGAGTCTTCATGAGATGCTGAGCGTAACAAGACAGGGGGAGGGGGCTTACATTGTCAGAACGAGATCTACATCGCTACCAGATGGATATTTCGTTTTTGCAACCGGCATAGGGACTGATCAGCTCAAGGCTACCGTACAGGTGGTTAGTACAACGGAATTTGCCATTTATATCTCGGATGACTACTCTCGTAATGATGGGTCCTGTGTCTTTATGATCATGGATCCAAAATGGTGGTATAAACTAGCATAAGTGTGTACATGGTACGCATTTATGTGCTATATTTGCAGTTGTTATTAATAGTATAATTATGGGATTATTACTTGGAAGTGGAATAACTAGGCCAAAATACCCTTATGATATGTGGTATGGCGTTGAGGGCGATTACTCAAGCAGTGATTATAAGCTGAAGAGAGTAGGAAATCTTGACTTGCACAGGTCTCTACCTATACAGTCTCGGATGAAGAGATTTGTTGAGAATCCTGATGGGTCCGTAAAATATTATCTACATCCCAACGACAGCAGGAAGAAGGAAGGAGGAGCCTCTGCTGTTCTTGATACGACAGATGGAAATGTGATGCTCGAAAAGCCCGAATATTATTTCAGATTAGAGATTGAGGGGACAAAATGGATTCGAGCCTATTCGGAGTATCCTTTGCCAGGCTTCGTGAAAATGGAACGTAGGGCAGTAAGCCCATGGTTTGCCACTATAGACATCACTAAGGACATTGCCGTATCAGGCAGCTGGCTCACTTGGGAGGGTGATGAGGTTGCACGTGACAGTAATGGACTGGTGATTTTCAAGTCAAATGCTGCGCAATTTAGAGGTGGCGGAGGAGGTGTGGATGCTGATAAAGATGGCACATACAATTCTCAGTTAGGGATGGCTCGTACATCTATTCATAAAGACAAGATACGTGAATTCTGTAAAAATGGCACTCACTTTGGAGCGTATAGAGTGTATAATGAGATTGCATGGCTACAGCGTGTAGAATATGCTTCTTTGCATTGCCAGGACGCGTACAACGCAAAACTTACAGCGGAAGGGTTCCATCAAGGAGGATTGGGGATGGGGTGCTCGGTGAATAGTAAGGAATGGAAAGATTGGGGAAATAAGCCTTTTATTCCTTGCGGTGTTACCGCGACTCTCGGAAACAATACTGGCAATATTTCGTATACCATCAAATGGCGGAATGGATTTGATAAGGTTGTACAAGTACCATCCTATCGTGGCTTGGAGGTGCCTTACGGATATTTGTGGTGTTGGGCAGACGATGTCCTTATACACCACACGCCTAGTGCTTCTATTGCTTATGTTTGTGATGATCCTAAAGTGGTTGCGTCACATTCAGATGTAGCAACAACTGTGCCAAATGGATACGAGGCTATTGCAGAGTTGCCTCGTAATGGTGGATATATTCTTACTGAATCCCATTCTTCTAAAGGGTATTCTTTCCCAAATGCCGTGGGTGCTACTGGTACTACAGGATTTTGTGATTACTTATATAATGCGGGTAATAACAATTCTATTGGTTTGTATGGTCTCATGATGTCTTCGCCTGCGGATCGTGGTGCAGTTGCAGGTTTCGGATGCATAAATGTTGATGCTCAATCATGGTATGTAAGTCAAACTCTCGGGTTCCGCTTGTGTCGTTTTTGATAGATTGTATTGTAAGATTAATCATATAGGGTATCAATTGTAAGAAGACAATGAGAACAAACACTTTGACCGTAGGTCTATTAGCAAAAGAAAGACCAGCCGTTATTGACGATTTGAATAACGGACATGGTGCATTTTTGTATAATCACAACATAACAACTGTTCTAGTGAAAGAAGATGAGTATGGCGGGATTGAGTTTCCTACTGACAAGAAAGAGTCCACTGGCACTATGTTACAATACGACAGTCTCAGGGTGGAGTATCCTAAGACCGCTGATAATATATTCCACACGTTGCTCACCGCAAAGTATCCGGTTGACACCGAGATTAAGTTGATGAATGATTATCAGAGTGCAGAGCTTGGCTTGCTTCCAAAAGATGCTAAACTCCCATATAAGGAGTTCCTGAAAGATCGATTGGAGATTCGAGCAATGGTTGAAGCTGATTGTAAGCAAAATAATATCCCGATTGACTTGTAGATGGATAGTGTAGCTAATGTAACAGAGGTCGCCAGGGGTATTGGGGATCTTGGGATGATGGCCATAACGGCCGCTTTTTTCCTCTTGTTGGCTAGTGGGTTGATGGTCGCCTGCTTCAAGTGGTTTAAGTCCATTATAGATGGGATGATCAGCGACAATAAGCAGCTTATGGTTGACTTGCTCGATGAGACAAAGCGACAGAATGAGCAGCTTGCTGATATCTCAGAAGGATTACAATCAGAAACGCAGTTGAGAATTAAGAACACTTCTGGAATCTACTTTGATTTTGCTGTGGAAAAGGTTTGTCGCATTATAAAAAAAGTAAGAGACGAAAACCACATTGTAGACAGAGAGGCTACTCGTCGAAAGATCAATACCCTCATAACTAATCTACACGAAGACCGTAATAGTCGATTCGATTACTACACATACAGAGGGAAGAGGCTCAGCAATTACACTTCGAAGGAATGGGTTGAGTGGGTGGCTGATGTTGTAGAGAAGGAGGTCTATAACGAAATACAGAACAATAGCAGAGCGTATACGAATGTCTCTGCGGTATATGAGAGAATAAAGTTGGATTTCTATCATAACATGAATGAGTGATGAAGGCATTGATTGATAATGGGCATGGAGAGAATACGCCCGGGAAACGCTCTCCAGATGGCTCCCTTCGTGAGTATTTGTATACGCGTGAGATCGCACAAGAAGTCGTTGCGCGCCTTAGGGCAAGAGGATACGATGCTGAGAGGATTGTATGTGAGACTTCCGATATACCACTAGCGGAGAGAGTTCGGCGAGTAAATGAAGTGTGTGGCAGGTTGGGAGCAAAGAATGTTCTCTTGGTGTCCATACACTGCAATGCTGCAGGGAATGGCGGCGATTGGATGAATGCTGAGGGCTGGAGCTGTTATACCAGCGTGGGGCAAACAAAAGCCGATGAGCTCGCAGATTGTTTCTACAAGGTGGCAGAGGAGAAGTTTGTCGGCAGGAAAATCCGAAGAGATTTATCTGATGGTGATTTCGACTTGGAAGCTGGGTTTTACATGTTGAACAGGACGAAGTGTCCTGCCGTGCTCACGGAAAACTTCTTTATGGATAATAGGAGAGAACTGGCTTATGTTCTCTCTACTGAAGGACGAGAGGCTATAGTGGCTACTCATGTTGAAGCAATAATTAAATACATCAAAGGCAATGAATAAGTATCTGGCTATTGCGTGCGTTATAATGTTGATGGCGTGCGCGTCTTTATTGGGGCTGAATAGGCATTTGCAACAAGAAAAAGATAGGCTGTCAGGGAATCAGAGCGCACTGATGAGCAAGGTGCATTTTTATCAAGACAAGGCAGGTAGGAGTGCTTCCTCTGTGCAAAGGTTGGAGCTCACTAAGTCTGAGTTGGAAGCCTATAATCAAGAGCTCACTAAGGTGATAGATGGGCTTAATGTGAAGCTGAAGCGCGTGCAGGCAGTGTCTACAGCAGCAACACAGACAAGTCTAGATATCAAGACTGTGATAAGGGATAGTATCGTTTATGTCGATTCAGGACGAATAGAGAAGCTGCCTGCAATTAAGTGGAAAGACCCCTGGGTTAATATAGATGGATTAATAAAGTCTGATAGCACTGTAGAACTTTCTGTACAATCTGTAGATACATTATATCAGGTGGTACATCGAGTTCCTAAGAGGTTCTTGTTTTTTCGATGGGGTGCAAAAGCTATAAGACAGGAGATGGTAAGCTCCAATCCACACACTAGAATTGTCTACTCTGAGTACATAGAGTTGGAAGGTAAAAAGAGATAGATTTCTGTAGGATGTTATTTTGTTTTCGGCCGCGTCTGCTGTGAAGCACATGCGGTCGTTTTTTTTGGGGGGGCCTCTCAAAAAGTTATACCTTTGTCGCACCGACTTGAGATCGGTATTGTGTACTATAATTTTGGAGTCTTTTTAGGACAGTAGGCTTCGTAGAAACAACAAAAGTTCTACAATAGTTCCACAAAAATGGAGTGGAAATTGATAATTGATTGATTTACAATGATGAGATAGGAGTTTCCTAAACTTTAGATAGGGGTTCGATTCCCCTCGGAGGTACTCCTGAATCTCGGTAAGACTTGGAATGCTCTAGCCTGGTCTCGAACCCCTTTTCCTTCATTTTATACAATGAGTTACAGAGAGCCGCTGTCTACAGCGGCATGTCGGTGTGGAGTGTTTTGCCGTCTTTGAGGGTCACACGCACCTCTACTCGATCAAACTTCTCTTCTATGT